ATCCTTGATTAAGAGCAGATTCGATAATTTCCTTCATCCCTATCTATGATTAAAGGGATTACTACTAATATTAAATACTAATAGCAACCCCTTTATTTAAACTATTACGAGTTATTCTTTAAGCCTTGCTTTAAGCTCCTGCCGCAGCCGGAGTATTGATAGAAGCCAAGATTGTGTCAAGAGTAGCAATTTGTGCAGCTCCTGTCGGAATAGCTAGATGAATTATAGTCTTAACATTTTCGGTGCTACCACTACGAAGGTCACGGTGTGGATAGAAAGTCAGAGTATATACTGTCCAACCATCAGCATTAGAAAACTCTGGAAGAGTATATAACTTACGAGCATCATTGCTAGTAGAATTAATACCTTCACCACCAATACAACGAATCTGTAATTCTTTAAGAGCAGCGTCATCATTAATTGGTTTCATAGCTTTTGTAGTAGTTACTTTTGCTCCAAATAACGAATCTCCTGCAATCAGATTCCATGCTTCATAATCAGTACCAGTTACGGTAATTTTAGCAGCAGCAACACTAGCAGTAAATCCTTCATTCTTACCAAGAGAATTAAGTTGAGTACTTAACTTCTTAGCAATAATAGCAGCAGTATCACCTTCACGAGCACGCTCACTAGCTGACCACTTATAACGTTCATTAAGAACAGTATGAGCTTTAGCCATAGTTAACGTATAGTCCTTTCCTACTACGGGAGTAGGAACAGTAATTTCCGCACTGAATTTAGTTCCGGCAGTATAGACACTCTTAACATAAGAGAAACGTCTAGTATCAATATCAGATACAATATTGGTATACTTGCTCTTATTAGCAAATGCTCCACCACCAACAAACAAGGTAAACATCGGAATGTTCTTAGTAAGAGCTTTCGAGATGATTGCACCTTCATGGTCGTAAAGAGCAACAGCACCTTCTGTAATACCAGTAGCATTAACAGCTGCAAGAGTAGCGGGAGTAGTAGCCAGTGCAACATTACCTGCAAACAACAGTCTTTCCATTTTATTCTAATTTAGATAATTCGTTTGAAACTTTCTCATAACTATTATTATTAGAGATAGCATTAAAGGTATTAACAGCCCTCTTAATAACTTCGTGCATAGCAACATCTGATAATTCATTCGTAGTATCAGTTGCAATACTAATTAGAGTAGGATACTTAATATAATTAACTAAGAACTTCTCTATCTCGAATGTCGCTATTACTTCAATATTAGATTCAGTCTTATAACATATAGGACTTATAACAATAGACTTTGAATGATAATCGTTCATCGTTTCACTCACTAAGTCTAAGTCTATCAATCTACAACGATAAGACTTATCCCCCTTAAAGGAGTAGACAGATGTGTAGAACATGGGTGTTGGATAGTCGTTTAACTCTATCTTATAACCAGTACCAAACATTATATCTCCTTGTTCAGCTTCAATCTTAATACTAGTATGAAGAGGACTAAGTTCTGTTAATCTTATAACGTTATCAGAGATACCATCGAGTTCACGATTACCTTTACGAGAGAAAACATCTTTCACATATTCGATAGTCTCTAAATTGATTATTTCGTCTACCTGTTCGGGAAGTATTGCTCGCACAGTTTTCATGCCCATTTGTTGAGCTAGAAGCATGAACTCATTATGTATCTCTGCTACTTTCATAATAAATAGTTATTATAATTTTAGTTTAGTTTCAAGTGCTCTTTTATAATCAGCATTTTCGGGATTACTGAAATAAGCTAATGCTTCTTTCATGTTAGCTCCGATAAATCCACCTTCGGGAGTAAGAACAGTTTGATTAACATCAGAACGAACTAGCTCACCTTTGGCAATAGCTTCTTCAATGAACGCTTGAAGCTCAATTTGTGAATTGTTAAACAGTTTGTTGAATTTCTCCGGCTCTTTAATTGCAAAGTCATCAAGCATCTTTTCTTGGATAGTTCTATCGAGTAACAAGTTAGATAATACATCTTGTTTGTTACTAGCAGAGTAACATACGAAAATAGCTTTGAACTTAGCATCGTTATCAATAGCGTCAAGATAATTACGTCTTGCTTTGTTAGCTTGAATACGATTACGTTTAAGACGATTGTTTTCTCGTTGTTCATCTTTAATATAGAATTTAACACGAGGGTCGAAGCTAATAATAGCTACGTCTTTAGCGACAATAGGATAAAGTAAACAATGACGATATGCTAAGTAATCATCTACTTTAATAGGATGTCCGTATTGATAACGAGTTGCTTCAAGAGCATTAATCTTAGTTACATATTTAGCAATAGCATCTTTCAACTGTTTAGGATTAGACTTTTCAGCATTATCGTATTCTTCGATAATCTCTGTTTCATCTATCTTATAGTTCAGATAATCTCTTTTCTTATTCCATTGGAAAGAACAATTAAGTTTCTTTCCTTCACCATCAACAGGAATAGATATGCTATTGAACCAACGTTGAACACGAGTAATATATTCCTGTGAATTAACAGAGCAACCAACAAGAGAAGGCATGTACGCTTCCATTTCTTTATAGTTGCTAGTTAAGATTCTAGCTGAATTAATACTACCACCAATACTATCGTGACGGTCAACGATATATCTAGCATTAACTTGACGATAAACAGAATTAATAGTAATATCAGTAGCAAGAGCTATTGTAATATATCTTTCTTCTAAGAAATCTCTATCTAAACCATCTTCTTTTTTAAGAAGTTGTTCATAGGTTTCTCTAGGAGTTTCCGGAGCTTTAGCCTGTGTAGTAGCACTAGGGCTATTAGTTGGATTATTTAGACTACTGCCGAATGTTCCGGCTTTTGGTGCTTGTCCTTCCATTATAATTTCAATTTTAATTGTTTAACTTAGAGTACGCACTCCAACATGAACATCTTCTCTTGTCTATCTACTTGCAGACCACGAGACATTTTAACTTCATATTGAGACTTATCAATATCCGTAGATATAGAATTGCTAGGAACAGAACCCCAAGACGGTGGAATAGGAGTAAGACCTTTCAATACACCAACAAGGTAAGACTGACCTTTCATACGTACCATACGAACATTACGATTTCCGTTATATACAGAGTTGTCAATGAACATCAGTTTGTGAGATGTCATAGGCAAACCAGTACGAGGATGAATAAGTCCATTAGCTTTTGCTGTTTCAGCAATAGGAGATTTATCCAAGAAAGGAAGATGAATACAAGTAACAGTATGCCCGTCAATAGTCTTATATTTACGGAAGTATTTACCATAAGTAAGACCACCACCTTCTTCACCAATCATTTTCTCTCCAAGAGGAGTAATAAATCCTTCGGACTTAACATCTTCACGGATAGCCATATCGAAATCTTCGATACCACCTTTACCTGCATACAGAGTAATCTCCATAGAACCAGTATCAGTATCCTTATCAACTACGTCACCAATAGTTCTTTTTAGTTTACTAAGTGGCAAGTATTCACCATAAGTATCATAGTTAGACTCTTCGAGGATTTCAAACATACCAGCAGTTTCGGGAATTGGTTGGTCATTATCCCAATCCTTCATATCAATAGTACCATTAACAGTACGATTGTAACGAGATGTCCATAAATCAATCTCATTAGAGATACGCATTTGAACATCGAACTGACGCATTTCTTCGTTAATCCAACGAGTGTCAGTACCACCACCTTTAGTCTTGAAAGCATAGCTAACAATAACATTACTAATGTTACCTGCAATTTCCTTGCTATAACGCTTGAATCCTAGCTGGGATTTCATAACACCAGGTCCCATTACATTAGTCTTGTTACCCTTAGAATAAGATTCAGGAATAGACGGAGCTAACATACACCAATACTTACCTTTTTCAAGATTAGCAGGGTCAACATAAGCACTTTTATCAGGATTCTTTAGCTGCAAAGAATACAGATGTCCACCATGACTACCAGCACCATGGTCTCGCATTACACGAACAGCAGTCTTACCATCAGGGGCAAGCAAGCCATACTGTTCAATAATAAGACCAGTAGCAAACTCAACCTTAATAGGTTTACCACCAATACCAGGAGTAGTATCACCAGTATCAGCCCAAACAATGTAATCATTGAATCTCTGACGACCCATTGTCTTCCAAGTCCACTCAACAGTAGTAATATCACGAACACCAGCAGCACCTTGTCCTTCTGTAAGGAAAGTTAGCGGGAATCGGTCATCTTCCATACCATAAGTGTAAGTCAGGAAGTTATTAATCTCTTCCGGTTTTTGAATCATTAAGGCAGCAAGAGATTGCTCATTAGAGTAACCTCTATCATCATATCTACCTCTTTCGACTTCTCTTAATCTGTACATATTTGTTTTAATTTAGTTAGTTCAAGACTAGTTGGTCATTATCAACTGTCTTAGAATTATTACCTTTACTATTGATAATAACAGTCCTTTTACCAGTAGTTTGTGCTGCGGTAGTTCTAATAGATAGAACTTTCTGCTTATTAACAGCCATACCGACAAGACTAGCATAATCGCCACCAGTAAACCTAAGAAATGCTTTAAGTAAATCATCCTGCATACGAGCATTAGAATCAACTTTAGCTTCGTCTAACATATAAGCCGTATTACCTTCGTTGTCAACAGGAGTAGACACGTACTTTAAGAAGTCTTTGCGACTAAGCATTACTTTCTTTCCGTCTTTGTTACACTGAATTTGTTCAGGAATACTATAACCTAATAGTTCGCCTTTACTAATAGTCTTTTCTACATTATCCCAATATGCTTTCTCTTCGGCAGCAGCAGCAGCTTCTTTAGCTTCTACTTGTGCTTTCTGTTCAGCAAGTCGAGATTCATAAATGCTATCAACAGCTTCTTTAGATTCAACAGCAGTATCATAAAGAATACCGGCGTTCTTACAATAGTCAATGAATTTATTTACATCTCCTTTTTTACCACTAAGTTTCCATTCTTCACGAATGAAAGTAGCTTGTTGTTCTTCGTTATCTTTACTAACAGTAATCTGACTTCTATCAGGAATTTCTACGAAGTCGTCAAGAGTACCGTTAAGTTTAAGATGATTAATAACTTGTTCTACTTGCGGATAAGTTTCAAACAGATTATTAAGAGCAGCAGTTTGAGCTTCTGCAATTCTATTCTGAATTACTGTATCAACATAAGCAGCAATACCTTCTGTATTATTATCGAATACAATAGGATTACCATTCTCATCTTTAAAGTCAGAACCGAAAAGAGTTTGTAATTGTTCAAGAACACTTGGTTCAGAACCATTTTGAGATATAAGTTCAGCAAGTTCAGCAGCAGTACGAAATATAGTTCCATCGGCAGCAAGAGCATTACCGTTAGCATCAATAGTATAATCTACACCATCAACATTTACAGTATCACCTTCTGATAATACCACTTCTTCCCCCGTAGAGGAGTTTCCTTGCTGTCCTTCTCCTTGTCCCTGTTGTCCTTCTTGGTTTTCACCACCATTATCAACAGTACCAGTATTAGCACCTTCGCCTTGTCCTTGTTGTCCTTCTTGTCCAGCACCTTGTTGTCCCTGTCCGGCAGGATTGCCGTTAGCACCAGAGCCAGTACCTTGACCTCCAGTATTAGCAGTATCGCTAGTATCAATACTACCAGTACTTAAATCTAAATTGTTATTACTACTAAAAGTTCCCATAATAAATATGTTTTGATTATTACTTTCACTCAAATGTAATCTAATAATATGAGAAAGCAAACTCTTACTAGTCTGAATACCCTTATTATTAGGTTTAGAATTGCTCGTATTCGTATTTAAGTATTACTAGAGTTAATCTTATTAGCAGAAATTTTGCGTTCGATACAGGGCAAAAGAATGAGCCATTTTAAGACCCGTCATGGCATTTTAATGCTTTCCTTTACAGTTCATCCATTTGATAGGGTAAATGCAACAGAGGCAAAGGAAATGCTATCTACGTCGATTCTATGGATACGAAAAACCCTACGGAAAGTTCCGTAGGGCACGTCTGAATCATAGAGAACGGTATATAGCTAATTATAACTTAGTATTCACTTCTTAGTAGAACTAGATTTAGACTTAGAACTATCATATCTATTCTTATTTTCTTTAGCTATCTTTAGTTCATTATCTCTATCTAATGCAGAGTTAATCATATCTAAATCCTTAGCTCGTTTCTTTTCATTTAGTTCAGCTTGTTTCAATGATAGTTCAGCAGAATTATCTTGTGGAGCAGTTTGCACAGGTTGATTAGCTAAAGCAGCCATAGCAGCTTCTGTATCCATTCCTTTAGCAAGTAAATCATAATAACCTTTGATTTCTGCTAGCCTAGCATCTTGTTCTCCCTTAGCAGCTATCTGTTCAAGAACAGCTTTATTCTTAGCTTCTTCTAATTGTTGGTCTAATTGTCTAAGTGATTCTTCATTCTTCTGACGAATCTCTTGATAACGATTAATAGCTAGTTTAAGACTGGATATATTACCGGAAGTAATAGCAGCAACAGCAGACATTAAATCTCCATTTTGACTAGCGTTGAAAGCCCATTCTTTAAGTTGTTCAAACTTCTCTGTTTCTCTATCAGAGTTTTTAGCTTTGATTACGTATTGTCCGAGAGTATGATTATTTACATTAAGAGAGACATATTGCTTTCTATCTGACTTATCATAGTAAGAAGTATCTAATCCATCTATCCAAGCTAACTTGGAATTATTTAAATCTATTAGATATTCGTCCTCACGGAACTTATCGAACATATAGTTAATAATAACTGTACCCATTGAACCACGAATAATAGCTTCTTCTGTTGTACCTTTACCAGCACTAGTTGCTATTTGTCCATAACGTTGTGGTGTCATATCTACCATTTCACGAGCACTAGCTTTAATAGATTCAATAAGATTAGATATTTCAGTAATATAACCGGAGATATTGGCATCAAGCATTTTAATAGATTGTGCTTTAGTACTATTAATATCTTCTGCATCATCATAAGGAAATATCCCCTCTGCTGCTATATTATAAATAGCTTCTTCTGCATCTTCTCCAAATAAAGATTTAGCTGCAACAAGAATAAACATCTTGTTCTTAGCTATCATCATCTCTCTATGATAAGAGAAGATATTGATTAATATTTGAAATGGAGTAAGTATTTCTACAATAGAGAATCTTCCCATTTGAGGAAGTACTTCTTGAAGTCCACAATACTGCAATCTAACATCATCATCTAATTGGAAAGGAATAGGTTTAGCACCACCTGGATATATACCAAAGCGTTGACCTCCTATACGATAACCTTCGTAAACTTGTGGTTTATATACAGAAGTTATCTCAATATGTCCGAGTTCAGGATTAAATTCAAAATCATCAGGAACAATCATCTCATCAGCTAATCCTACCTCATTAATGTACTTTAATATTTTAACTTGTGTATAACCTCTCCAATTAACATGCCATACTTCTAGGAGTTCTCCGTTCTTTAATCTTAAATCATAACCATCAGAAGGAAATATCTCTCTATTATCATTCTCATAGCTCTTACACTTTTCAGGAAAATAATAACTATAAGCATTGAGACTAAGTGTACGAGTAGCACCGACTGTACTAGGATTATAATATTTAGTTATAAACTCTAGTTCTTCATCTGATAGTTCATCGGAGAACTGGTCTATTACTTGATTATAACTCATCAACATTCTACGAGCTACAATATCGTACTTGGATACCATTTGTTCTCCATTAGGAACAGGAAACATATCAGTAGTTGGAACCCACTCTTTAACTAGCTTTTTACCACGAACAGTATGGAAACTATAAACTTCCCCTGTAACGATATAGTTAAAGTACTCAACTGGAATTATTGTCTCGTTATTAAGAACATCATCAATAACTTCTAATAGTTGTTGAGCTTGTGCACTTATTTCATCTATATAATTATCAATAAAGTTCTTTTCAAACTCTTCTGCATCAGCTGCTAATTGTTCAGGGTCAACCTCTTGTATTGGTTGTCCTTGAGCTTCTAGTTGAGCATTTTCAGCTTGTTGTTGCTGTATTCTCCTTTGAAGTTCTTGTTGAAATGCTAACATAGCTCGCTTAACTATATCTTCTCGAATAGCAGCATCACGAGCCATAATGATTTCAGGATTATTAGCACCAACAATAAATTCATGTTGAGATTTAACGTATTCTGATAAATAACGACGAACTACATCATTAATAATATCAAGATTCCTTAGAGTAGCAGGAAATCTTTTAAAGTTTTCCTTCGTAGCATTATAAGGGTTAAGTGTTTTACGATAGAACTCATCGGGCATTTCTCCATGAAGTATTTCAAGAAGCTGTTCTGTCTTAGTTCTATCATTACACGCTAGTCCGGCAGCAATACAATAATCTATTGTTCTACCAGCCCAGTATTCATCCTTTTCAGAATTAGGGACACGCTGTTTAGGCATGTCCCCAAGTCGAGCATTTAGCTTAGCATCAATCATAACAATTCGCTTAGTTTAATAAGTATATTAATGTACCAATTAATAGCACCCGTACTTATTACTATAACTAGCATTAATACGAATCCTATCATTCCGCCAAGCAATGTAGCTAAAATATCCAAGAAATCAAACTTACCGCCATACATTTTATCTTTAAATTCCATTCCTACGGCTAAGCCTACTACTAACATTATTCCTAGTAATCCACATGGGATTGCGTAGAGGAAATGTTTTAACCTGTTGCTTTCTGTTAACCAACTCATAATTAATAACGTTTACGATTCCAAAAGTTTTCTTTTTCTGTTTGCACTCTCTGTCTATGTTCAAGCTGCTTTTTAGCAAACTTATCATTAGCAGCCCATTCAATACCACGAACAATCATTTCAGATACACGGTCAAAGTTACCAGTATTAGACCATTTCTTTAACTCTAGTATAGACTGATAATCATATATAGTATGAAGAACAAGCATATCACGACCGTCCTCGAACTTCCCTATGGGGGAATACAACATTTCCTTCAACATTCGCAGACCATCAAGTTTAACTGTTTCACTACTAATATCGTAACCAATAGTATTAATCTTCTTACTATTAATATTAGTATCCCATAAATGAACTGGATGATAACCTAGGTATCTAACAGCTTTCCACTTCTTAAAATTACTAACTGTTTCACCACGGTTAATCTCGACATTAGTTGTACCAAGACAATTATAAGTAATTGCAAAGTAATAACAGATTCTATCTGCTTTCTCTAGTTCATCAGGACGACCATAATACACAGCACATAATCTAGGACGATAACCATTATATATACAAGGATTCATCCAAACTTTAATACTATTATGTGAATGTTTATTAGTAAGTTCTTTCTTATCCTTATCAATACCAACAGGGTCATAACTAATACTATATATTCCTGGAGGAGTACCTTTAGTTAGCTGACCTGTCTTTTTATCTATATATTCTACTTTAATTGGATTAAACCATTTACGAATACAACCTTCGGGGTCTTCGTTAGAGTGACGAGGAACATTCTTAATATAATCAAAATAATCCTTCTTAAATACACCACCAGTAGCAGCAATACGTTCATTAGGAATAAACTCGAAATTATCTGAATCATATTCTACAAACTTACCATCTATATAGAAGTTATATTTATTAGACATCTTTAATTCTTGTTCCCATTCATCTAGTATCTCACTACTAAATATATTCTCACTCACAGAACTAAATGATTCACTAGGCATATTAGCATATTGTCCACAATAACTAATAAACTTAGCAAATGATTTACTCTTAGCTTTTTCAGCAGCACGTTCTTCTTCTGCTATCTGAAAACCAAGAGCTATATCAGAATTACCATCATCATCAAGAGAAGTAAGAGTAGCGATTTGATTATCATCGCCAATCTTATAACCTTCAAGTCCCCAACAATAAGGTTTAAAGTAACCACATACTTCCGGTCTACTATCTTTATCCCATACATTTTCAAATGCCATAAAGTTTCTACCTCTAGGGTCATAGAAATTTTGTTCAAATGTTACCCAACCTGCGTTAGCTTTACCAGCAGTACCCCAAGCATTAAGAAAACCAGTAGTAACAGAACCAGTCTTTAGAGTAGGTTCAGTTACATCCATGAAATCATCGAAGTTCTCAAACTCTGACATTTCCTCACACTTGATTTCTCCGGCATCTTTACCAACAGCAGCAGAAGGATTGTTCTTAGTAGATACAGATATACAAGCACTATTCCAACTGTTATCATCAATAATAGCTGTACTAGGGTCTTTATAACCTAAGATAAAATCACTAGCATCAATCTTAGCTATACCTCTAGCAAAAGGAGTATTAGATTCATAGAAGATAATTTGCTTCTTCATGAAGTCAGATAGACCTCCTGATTGAACCAAGAACTTATTATCACTAGCCGCATGAATAACAGCACGGTTAGGAGTAAGATTGATAAAGTTAGCAGAACCAATAGCTTCCATATAACTAAATCCACCACGTCTAGTTTTATCATTGATAAGGAACATACCATTCTCTCGACAGAACTGTTTGATTAAGAAATACCACCATTGGCAGTCAATAAACCTAGGAAATCCTCTTATCTTACGACCAGTAACTTTACCTTCTTCTACTCGAAGTGTTTTAGTATCTAGTTTAAGAATACGTCCATAATTAATAAAATTATAATGTTCACCAGTAATATAGACATCTTCTATCTCACCAGTTCTAGTATCCATAAGACATGGAGCTTTAAAACCAACAAGTCTACGTAGAGTTTCCTGTTTACGAAAGTTTATATGAGGCATACTATCTACTGCAAACTTAGTATAAACTCCTTCTTTTTCATAAGTAATAGCAGCAGGACGTAGAAGGTCTGTATTAACAAAACGCTTATGTGGGTCAATATTCATTAAGAATCCTCCGCTTTCTCCTATTAAGAAATGGTCGAATGGGTCTTTATATCCACAGTCTCTTGCGTGCTTATATTTCTTTCCTTTATCTTCTTCATAATAGAATTGATAAAAGGGATATTCACTAAGTTCCATACTTATAATTAGTTATTTTAATAGTATAGCAACAAGAATAGCTAGCACACTTGTACTAGCTATGAATCCATTACGTTGCTTCTTATACCTTTTAGACTTATTATATTCCTTATTAAGATTAACAATAGCTTGATTTCCTAGTATTGTTATCCTCTTTATTTCTTCACGTTGCTTAGATATAATAGAATCCTGCAAGTAGCTATCTCTAACTTTTAGTTCGTATAACTTCTTGTAGGATTCATATTGACTTTTATACTCTTCTGAAAGTATTAACTTTGCATTGGCTATTCTTAATACTTCTTTATCTAGGCGTCGCTTCGCTCCGCCATCCCCCGTAAAGAAGTAGGATTGTTGTAAACTATCTACCTTCGTCTCCAACCTTTGGATTCTCAACTCCAATTGGTTTTGACACAAGATATATGAAGCGTTCGAGAATAGCAATACTATCAGTATCACTAATTGCTTTATCAAATTCTTTCTCATACTGATTAGTATTATTAAGAGTATTGAGAATAGAATCTATTACTAGTTGTAAACTATCTCTTTTTGTTTTTATTTCCTGATATATAGTATCAGGAACGATAAGCGGGACTTCTACATTTTCCTTATTAAAAACAAAATTGTTTAATACTCCAATTATAACAAATGGGATTATTACTACTATTAATAGTCCTATTCCAATACTCTTTAGTTTCATATTATTAAGTCTTTTTCTTCTAACAACGTGTAAGTAAATACATCGCCCCACAAAGGAATTGCTAAGTTGACTATATTCATAAGTTCTCTAAAATCCATACTTCTAGCTAGAACTTGACAACCAGCAGACCAACCATCAACAACAATACTTGATTCACCTGCTTTATGAATATTGATACCAAACATTCCTTCTTCTATTGTTGATTCATCACAATCAAGATAGAAATCTTTATTAGCATCACGGAATACTTTAACAGGCTTATGTTGAACAAGAGCAAGATATTGTCCCTTATGATAACCTTTCTTAAAACAACCACGATACTGACCTGGGACTAGAATTGCACAACCTTTAACATTAACAGGATTAGTAAGACTTTTATAACCGGGGTCAGTAGTACAAGGATATATAGGAGTATATCTCTTACCATTAGCTGTCCAATAATCAATTATAAAAACATCATTAAACTCATTACCATGTTCTTTAGAACGAACACCAATAAGATTAAGATTATACTTGCCTTTATCAAAGTAAGAATAACCTTTATTTTCTAGTGTCTTTCTCCAATCAACAGTACGACATCTATCTATTAATAAGTTATTATATTTAGCCATGATATTATATTTTATATTATACAAACAAATTCATTTGTTGCTTCTGACTTCCATTAACAGTTTGATAACGGATATTAAGCATGGTATCTATTTCAGGTTCTAATCTAGGAATCTTATACCATTTAGCTGTTTCACTTTTACTTTCATCAATATGGAAACCGTCTTTGAATCTTTGAGGTCTACCATACTGGTTAAGAACAAACGGAACTTCAATATGACAAAGAGCTAAACCACGACAAGGCAAACCAGTAATAAGATGAACCATCTTAGCATATAGATTTAACTGTAAGGCATAAGTAGTACCATTACAATTAGGTAAACCACCAAACGGTGGAAGAAGAACATCTTCCGGTTTATGAACCCATTCGTCTGTTTCCTGTACCGGACGAACAGTTTTATCTTTCTTATAATATCCTGCTTGGAATCTAAGACCTGTACGATTAGTTTTCCAATCAAGAATAACAAAGCCATCTTCACGAATAGGAAGTATATCAATAGTTCCACTAAGAAGATACTTAGGAAGAAATGCTCCTATCTCTGAATATATCTTATAATCTCGTTCAGTATAGAACTTAAATACTTTATATATTTCAGGATATTTGTTTTCAGTATGTTCAATGAAAGCATCAACATCGAGAAGTCTTACATGGCTATCAACAATATCTAAATCAGCAACAGTAACCATTTGTTTACTTTCTTGTTTATTCAGATATTTAATAGCATTAAAGAACTTACTATTCTGACGAATACCATCTTCAAAACTATTATGATAGACATTACCCATATCACAGGCTTTATCTCGTATAGTATCCCATTGGTTCTTTATGTCTTTAATAGAAGTGTTTTCTTCTTTAGCTTTGTACTTAGCCCAATAATTAGAATCAAATTTAGGAACATACGAATGAATAATAGTAGTAGCACTAATATAAGAATTACCACAATTATCAGTATACTTATGAGTAGGTTCATCAAAGTATAACTTAGTTTGCTTATATTCAGGTTTAACTGGTATCATTTTGTACTTTCGTATTTCCCCCGTAAAGGAGTGTTAACAATACTATCACTTACTAATCCTAGTTCTCTCTTTTGAGCTTCTACTTGAGCTTCCAAATCACTAGCATCTTTAGCAGACATAGAACTAGTAACTACTTTACCACCACGAGCTTTCTTCTGTTCTATTTCAAGAGCAGCAGCTTGTTTAGCTTCGCCTAAAGATTTAATCTGATTAGGAATGATATTAATAATACCATTTAGCTTAGTTATCAAATCAATAACTGGTAAAGTATCTTCGGCTTGTACGCCTGCGTTAAGTTTATTAGTAAGTTGCTCACTAAGTATATTAGCTGCACGAGAACTATTATGAACTGCTCTAAGAATAGTTTCAAGAGCTTCACCTGCAACTCCCATCTTATCTTCATGGTATCTGTCAATAAGACGAAGAATAAGAGCATCGGGCTGCCAATCATTAGGAAGAGCGTAATTAGCCCTAGCAGACGCTAAGGCTTCTGGACGACTATATCCCATTTGATTAGGTGGAGACTTAGGGTCGGCTAGATAAAAAATAACTCCGGCTTCTTTAAGATACCGAAGTTTATCTTCACTAGTATCACGAAGATATAACTCTCTTACATCTTTATCCTGTATCTGATAAACGTTAGGAGCAAAGGGATAACCTTGCTCGTCAACGCTAATCATACCTGTTAAATCCAAAGGGGCAATCTTCGTAATCATAACCTTTATTATTTCTTAGTTCAATATAGTAATCAGAATCATTAACTGGCTTCATCTTACTAAAGAAATACATATATAATTTAAAAGACCTTTCATCTTGATTAAACTCTCTAAGTTTTCTTACAGCTAACTTACGATTAAGTCTAACAGTTCGAGATATTATCGAAGTTCTACTTCTAAATTTACTACGTTGAATTGTTCGAGTAGTAACTAATTGCTTTTTAAATTTCCAATATTCTTCATTAGTAAGTTCTTGCCTTTTAGCCTTCATTACAGGATGATGTTCTATTGCATCTAACTTGGCTTCATTAACAATAAATCCACCAATAAAAGGAATTGAAACTCGTTGTAGACTTTTAATTCTATCAATAATTTGGTCTTCGATATTATCTATAATATCATCTATTATTTCAGCTTCAAGAGGTGTAACACCTAATAAACTAATAATATCAGGACGAGTTACTAATAACTCCTTTTTCTCTTTTAAATCAATAGAAGGCATCTAGTTTATATATTTAGTAAGTTAGTAGCTACTATAAACTTTTGAGGTTTACCACTAGGAATAAGACCTTCGACAGAGTTCTGACCTTGAATATCAGTAAGACGGACAATCTTATAGCCAATACAAACTACTGTTTCGGCAATAGTAGTAATCAACTTGCCATTATCTCCTTTCTTTTCAGTAGTAACAGGATTCACTTCTGTACCAAGTAAACTAATAACAGAACCACTTCCAACTTTACGGAATATCTCACCACGAGCAATACTAAGATTTAAGTCTTGGTCGCCACGAATAAATTCAGCAAGATTATAAGGAGTAAGTTCGTTACTGCGAGGATTACAATCTATGCCAGTAAATACATCAGATGGAGCAACATATAAGAAACGATTAAGCATAGCTCTATCTTCTTCCTTAACATCATCAGCATAGTTAGTCTTAACTAATATAAATCTAGTACTACCAGTACCCTTTAAATCAGGATTGATAATCTCACGAAGTTTAGCAGTCTGAATAATAGCGACAATACCAAAATGCTTAAACGGAGTTATATCTTTAACTCGGTCAGAAACATATTTGAAATCAATTTCTCCAATGTGTTGAGGAACTAGGAAAGTTTCTCCTTTAGTTTTGTTCTCTAAATGTAACATGATTACTTTAATTAGATTGTTAATACTATTAATTAAGTTGACTAGCATTACTAAGAGTAATATAAGCACCAGTCATTAATAGTACAAGTATACGAATAATATTCGTACTATCAATATCTAACTCGTTAAAAAACCTTTAGAATTGTATTCGCTATATAATTCACATCCATTCACACTAGTTCACATTAGTATACACTCTAATATAAGTCCAATACTTAACCAAAATATCAACTAAATCTTACCGTTCTATTTTTACAATCCTGATGCTAAATCTTCGGACTCTTCGATAGAAGAGGAGAAAGGTAATACACAATAAGACCAAATATACAACTAATACTATATAATATAAGTAAGACCAATTAAGGACTTAAAGGAATTAATTAGACTAATAGGACTAACTAATAAGATAATTCTTCTATAAGAAGAGTTAGACTACTAACAACAATAGATATACAGAAGGGAATTAGAAATACTATTAGAACTAACTAATGTATATAGACTTAGAAATAGGACTGGAACTACTATTAGAAATAGAATTAGGAATAAGACTAATAATGAACTTAGAAATAGGATTAGGACTATTAGAAGAAATAAACTTAGAGGTACTACTATTAGTGCTGCCCCACAAAATAATATTTTTCGTGAGTATATTTTTATCGAGGTGAACTATAAGTACTATAAATAATACTTAGGTTAATAGAGATAGAATATCTAATAGTATTAATAATAAGAATACTATTAAAGATGAACTTAGAATTAGAATATCTAATAGTATAGAAAGTGCTACTCCCAAGAGAAATATATTTTTCGTGAGTATATTTTTTCGGAGACGAAGCTCCTACCCTGATAGCCCCCTACTCTCAAACTAATTCCAATACCCCCGTCAAGACCAAATGACCTTAAACATATTGCTATTGATTATTAATTACTAAAATTATAAAGATTATGAAGATTACTAATGATGCAAATACTACCATTATTGGTAGTAACACAACTGTTGTTATACCTAACAATGATAGTATTACCTCTAGTGTTGTTGTTGCTTGTAACAATGGTTCTAGTTATAGAATCAGCAAAGAGTGTTACGTTGCTCTTGAAGAACTATTCAAAGAACAGATTGGTAAGATTGAATCTAATAAACCTATCATTGTTAAAGAGTAATGGTGTTCTTGGTATTATTGCTAGTAGCAGTGGCTATGACTACTGCTACTTATCTATCTGCTATTAGCAGACAGAAACGGGATTGGAGAAAGTATGGTCGTGCAGGTGAAACCTACGACAAGTTTTGTTCACGTTATTACACTAGATACGTATGAGTACTAGTAATAAGATTAAAGTGGTACACTTAGCATTGAGTATGCTAGGTGTGCCAGTATTCATACATCTAAGTTACATTAAGTTGTATGATAACCATGTGAATAGTTTTCTAATACTATTAGTAGTGTTAGTACTGATACTAGATATTAACGATGTTGTTAAAGAACTATTGGCTCAATCAAACCAAATGACTATAAACATATTGCAGTTACTATCAAATCAAATGACTTTAAACATATTGCCATTGTGTGTGTAGTCGGGATGCACATTGGTTGAACAGTTGCCGACTGATTTATAACATTTAATTTCATTTTTATTATGGGAACAAGAGTTAATGATGCAGCTAGAAAAGCTGCCGAAGAAGCTGCTAAGAAAGCTGCCGAAGAAGCTAAAGCTAACGCTAACGCTAGTAATGATGCTAGTAATGATGCTAGTAATGATGATGCACGTATCGTTGATTTGTCCGAGTATCAAGGACAGGAAGCAGACGATATTACTCGTCTCTTGCTTGACCGTCCTGATTTTGAGAATCACGACAGCTTAATGATTACTAATATCATTGATAATAGCAGTCGTTATGCAGGTGCGCTTACTGTTGTTGTTAATCGCAACATTCCACAGTTTGTTAAAGATGCTGCTAGTGGTACTTATGTCGAGTCTACGACTCGTAATATATTTACTACTCGTATTCAGCTTGCAGCTATTCTCAAAGGTCAGGGTGAGCCAATGCTTGCCAATGCTGTTATGACTGCACCTCTGTCGGTGTTGCACGTTATCTTTAAGAAAGCTCGCATTAGTGTGCTAGGTCACGTACTTGGAGCAGGTGAGATATTTGTAAATCCGTATGCCAGTAAAATGGCTAAGGAAGAACGTGTCAATGAACATGACCGTTACGAGTATTTCCCGTATGAATTAAGTATACGTACGTTGTCCCTTGCGGACGAAATGCTCGTGGCTGACATGTTGACTAAATACCAGCCTGATGCAGAGGGTGCTGCCTAACCAGTTACGTAGTGGAGAGAAATCTCCACTACTAAACTAAAGTTACACCATTCGGCATGTGTTCGACAATACTCTCGACTTATGCTCGCTAATTGGGATTGGAAACGACCCTAGTCACCTGATAAGCGAAATGCTGCAACTGATAAGCGAAGCTAACCAGCTGATAAGCTAAAACTATAAACTAATTTAAATAACAAAAGTATTATGAAGATAGATAAAAATAAAACTATAATAAACATAGATGTTATAGCTGTTGATACTCTTGAAATCACATATAATAATCATACAACTCAAATGATTCATCCTAATGATATAACCGAATACATATCTAAGCTAAAAGCCGATATTAAAAGACTATCAGACATATTATCCAAGCTTGACTAGTTAGCAAGCTAAAATCGCCTTTCGACGACGTTTCTCTTAGACGGATTCTAAATAACAAAGTGGGCTTATATATATATATATATATATAAAAGTTGGGCAACACTTGCGCGCGTACCTTATTATATACGTGCGTGTACGCGTGCGTATAATAGGTACACGTGCGTCCGCCCACGCGAAGTATAGGTAATAGGATTATATTAGGCGAAATTGTCTATCAGACAATCTCGCATAAATTCCTCCCTCGATGACTATTGTCGTAGACAATAGGAAGAAGCTCATACAATCACACCAATAACAATAAATAGTATCAATAATATCAATAGTATCAAGACTATTACTAGTATTAATAGCATCAATGCTCGGAAGGGTCGCTAAGGCTCCTCGTTAAGCTAGATAGTAGAGTAGACAATAGAGTGAGATAATAGTAATGGAGTAAGAATAGTTAGAAGATGTAGATAAGAGCGATGAGTTGGTTAAGTAGTGGGACTATTCCCTCTCCTACCTCTACTCCTTCATTCTAACTCACCACTCCTACTTACAATGTTATAACTATTACCTAAACCATTTCGTTTATGGAGTTAGGATTTTAATCCTATCTTATAATAGTTCACATTATTATTGTATCAATAGTACTTATAATGATATTAGTCTCTATAATAGTTTTTAGTTCTTAGTCCTTACTATTAGTTGTTATAATAATCCTACTATTAGATACTATCATAGTCATAGTCCTAGTTCTATTATTGTTGCTATTATATTGATAGTTATGATTTTAATCATATTTATATAATAGTATTATTACTAGTTGTTGGTTGTTAATTGTCTAATCCAATTAGAACTTTGTTCTAATAGTCTTAGAGTTGAAGATATTATAGTCTTAATCCTTAGTCCACACTATTATTGTACTAATAGTCATTATTATAGTCTTAATCCTTAGTCCTTACTATTATATTATTATTGGTTGTTGTAGTTGTTATTGTTGAAGCGTCACTACCATTGTCTTTGACAATAGTAGTTCGGACGATTCCGATAATAACAATACTATGTATTACAACTGATAACGGGAATAGTACTATTAGTAATACTATTATTAATAATTGTATTGTTGTGTAGCTTGGCTTGTCAACGCTCGCAAAGCTCGCTTTTCTCCCCCATAAAGGAGTGACATTACTGTACTTCTTTTGCTCTTTATCTTATCCACTTATTAACTTATACTATTATGTCTAACTACGATATTACTGTTTTAACATTACTATTTATTATCGCACTTATTAAATGCAGTGAGTTTCTTATTAACACTAAGATTACTCTTCTTACTATGTTATTCGCTTTAATAATAGTTGCGTCTACTTTATGTATATTCTTAATATTATTTGATATTGCTTCACCATGACAGATTATCAGTTCCATATATTTCTATCTTTAATTGGGATAGTTATATGCCTATGTTATTTAATGTTTAATTACCTTTCTTATAAGAAGGTTATTATCATTCGTTCTGTTATTCAAACTATAATAACTTATATAATAGTTATTAGTTTTATTCGTCTACTATATAGTACTATACTATTATAGTATGGATTCTACTTTTAAAATTAAATTCTTAATAATTAATACTTGTATTTATGAAAGCTATTGTAAATGATAAAAAGCATATAACTCTTGTATCTCATACTAATGGAGTTGTTATTGTTGAAGAAAGTGGTTGTATTATTGATTTAGATTTTCAATCACTTGGTTCTATTTTTGAACTTGCTAATTTTGGTAATACTTATACTATTAAAGATTGCGATGAGATTGAATCTCTTAAATCTAATAATAATGAGTTAACTGAACGTATTAAGTTTCTTGAAGGACAACTTACTAATAGCGGTAATAGAATTACCGAATTACGTAATCAAATCGAAGAGCAAGAAAATGAATATAAAGATATTATTGTAAAGAAGGATAAGATTATTGAAGAGAAAACTAATAGTCTTATTAAGTTAGAGAATATCGAAGATACTCTTAATGCTACTGTTAAAGTTAATGAGGAACTCAATACTCAATTAAGCCGTTCTAAAGAAGATATTGATAAGCTCGATAAACAATTGGAAGAAAAGACTTCTAGACTAGCTGAAAGAACTCATGCTTTAAGAGTTTTTAGACGAGCACTTTATGATATGAGACTTTATGTTCAACCATATAAAAAATACGAGCTAGATTTTGAATGGCTAACTATTCGTAATTCTATTGATTCTGGTTTCTTTATTCGATTTAAAGATACTGCTAGTGCTGCTAGAGCTATTGGTGATTGTAGATATTATATATCTCTTAAAGACGTATTAGATAAATACGAAAATGATATTGTAGACTTCAATGTCTCTGCTATGGATATTTATTATATTCATAAAGCTAGTCCTAATGTTGTTCGTAAGTTCAATTATGATAATTTTAATATTACTTGTAAAGACCAACCTACTGCTAATACTATTAATACTCTATTGAATTGTTCTAATATATCAGTTCATGATATAATGGATAGATTCAAAGATGATATAGCTTATAGCAATACTCATTAAATATTATCATTATTGTTTGGTATTTCCATTATTTATTTCTATACTTGCATCCGTATTACAAAATTTAAGATTATGTATGACGAAGGTGTAGAATTTCCTATTTGTGGCATAGTAGCTGATATAGACTATCTCGACTGTGAGATGGCTAATAATTGGAATACTGGCAATACGTTAAGCGAGGATAATTTAGACCTCGATTTAGATATAACTCATATTGAAGATTAATTAAATACTAATAGTTATGAACGAATTAAAGAAAGATGTCGATGTTCTTAGTAAGAAACGTCCAACAGTTAACGAATTAAAGACAGAAGTTATCCGTCTACGTAAATCTAATGAAAAGTCTGATGCTTGTCTTAATCATTATAAGGCTATGTATGAGAATATTTGTAATGAAGATAAAGCTCTTCGTAGTATGTCTTCTAAATTAAGTGCTGCTAATAATCAATTGGAAGCTAATAATAAAGCTCTTAAAGACGGCATTAAATTTCTCGAATCTAAGTTAGATAAAGCTAACAAAGATTATGAAGAGCTTAAAGCTAAGAGACAGTATAATACTGTTGGTTTTGTTATTGCTTCTCTTATTGCTTTAGGAGCTGTTGCAGTTATTATTTTACGTTTAGTATAATGCCGATACGTACTCTATTTAATTAATATCTGACAAAAGGGTTAAATAAAATGTCGGTTTCCACTCTATTAAGATTATTCAGGTCGTGAGACTAGAGTAATATTAGTAGAGTTTTTTATTGTCTAATTTAAAAATTTATTATAATGAAAGATATTATATCTGCTATTTTAGCTTGTGCTTTAGCTGGTGGTTCTGATGTTAATCTTATTGATTCTATTAAAGAAGATTATCGTAAGGCTTTTATTAAAGGAGAATTTAATAAAGCTATTCTTGAAGATTTAGAAAATCTTAATGTTAAAGGATTGAATAATCTTCTTGAAGCTATTCTTGATGGTAAGTATTCTATTGAAGATAAGATTAAAGCTGTTGAACAATGGGATAGTATTATGCTTTCTTATATCAAATATATTAGTGATATGAGAGACAGTGCTAAAGAATCTTATGATAAACTTCTTGCTAAATATAAAGCTAGTAAAGCTCCGATTTATTCTGTATTCTATTGTTCTGAAAATCATCTTGTATTCCTAGACAAGAATGATAAGCTAAGAAAGTCTTTTAATGGTAATGCTAAAACTCTTTACTCTGGTAATAGTAAAAATGAAGCTCGTAGAATATGTGAATCATTTCTTAAAGATTGTCCTGATTTTTATTGTGTAGATTATACAAAGATATATAATAAGTAATTTGCCAATTTTGTTTTATCTGTTTTAGTTAAACTAAAATTAAATTTGTCGTATTGTAATATCTATTATTCGTGAGAATAGTATTTATTGGTTTTATGGAATTATAATAGTGCTGTTCGTGAGAATCGCACTATTTCTTTTCTTGATAGCTCTGATGATGACTAATCTAAGTTGAAACATTGACCAAATGGTTGAAGTAAGGGAAATCCTCTTCGTAAAATGTCAGCTATAAATACATAGTATTTGTGTTTAATACAAGTTTATTAATTACTGTCGTGAGATAGAACAGAACTTAATCTAATTTTTACCCCTAATTTAAATTACTGTCGTGAGATAGAATTAGGACTTTTATAAATATTAATTATTTAGCTTGGAGCAGAAGCGTCTGCTCCTTTTTCTATGATTATTAATTAAAACTATATACCGACATGGAAGAAAAAGAATTTATTAAACTAATTAGAGAACTGCAAAAGTTGCAGGTAAAAGTACTAGGTGAAGAATACCTATCTATTGATATACATCTTGGTAGAGCTAAACCTACTACTTATGTTGGTTTCTATTTATTCATTTATGATACTAAAAGCAATATCAAAGAACTATATAGTAAGACTTTATATAGTAATTCTTTGTGTAGTGATGGAGTAAAGAACAATAATACTATTGTTAATAGTAGAACTCTAAATGAAATAAAGAAGAAAGTAACAAAATCACTGCTCCTTTACGGGGGAGAAAAGCGTAGCGAAGCGGAGCGGTCAGATGCTCCTATTAAATAATAATAATTAAATACTAAACGTAATGATTAAGAAGAAAATTAAATTCGGAAAGCATGAGAGAAGCTATAAGTTAGTAGCTTTTACTCTTAATGTACTTGAAAGTACTAGTGTTAAACTTGTTAAGATGGAAGAAAGGAGACGTATTCCTAGTTATGCCCAAGCTCAACGAGTTTAAACAAGATAATGGTAAGCTCATTGTCACGACTGGTAAATGTCTAGTTTGTGGTGATGAGCTTATTGTATTTGGTACAGACAAGATATATGTTTGTCCTAAGTGTAAGGAAATACTAGACGGTGGTAATTGTTTAGTTCTTGAAACAATGTTTGTTGAAGATGATAGAATAGTTACTGCTAGAAATTGTATTGTTCCTAAAGACCAAATGCATACTAATGTTCCTATTGTATGTATACCTTCTGATGAATTTAATAAGTTATACGAAATATATAAAACTAAAGCTAATTAATATGGTTGTAGATTTAAAACAATGTGTTAATCCTGATAGTACGTTTGATGTATATTTTGAAGGACTTAAAGCTGTTATATCTCATGATGCAGATGTTAATGCTTATCATTGCATTATTATAGATGTTCATAGTGATAGATGTTGTGAAATTATTCCGTTACCTAGGATTATGAATACTGATAAGTATAAGATATTCCCCCGTAAAGGAGCGTGTTGTATACAATATCTTCCTAATCAAATTGTTAAATCTTAGTAATATGGGACTAAGTTTTAAACTATCTGCTGTAAATGAGGAAAAGAAGATTCCTCGTGAGAAAGTAATAATACAAATTGTTATAGGTACTATTGTTCTACATAATAATGAATATAAGTTTAATCCTAAAGGTACTGATGAACTTATTACATTATCTGAACGTTCATACTCGTGTAAAGGTTTTAAGACAATATATACTCGTGCATTAGATAGTCATGGTAGACCTACTAAGATTGTTAGATGTACTGATGCTTATTGTACTATGCCTAGTTGTTATATTCCATTTAAGATAGGATTACCAGTTAAAGGTTATATTCTTAAATGTCGTGATAATATTGATAAATTTTTATTGAAATGCAATGAATTTTGAAAAGTTTGATGATGCTAAGAAAGATGATAGTGTCTTGAATAGTTTTACTCGTGACCAAAAGATTGCTTATGAGAATCTTGTAGCCTTTATAGAAAAAGGTTATGTTGAAGGTGATTATAGACGTGCACTTATTGGTGCTGCTGGTACTGGTAAAACTTATATGATACGTGAAGTAATAAAGAGATGTGGTTTAGCTAAATCTGTTATTGGACTTGCAGCTCCTACTCATAAAGCTGCTCGTGTACTTCGTGTATCTACTGGATATGCTACATCTACTGTGGCTAGTGATTTAGGTCTAAGACTTAATACTGATGTTACTGATTTTGATGTTAATAATCCTCCTTTTGACCCATTGGCTGAAAAGAAGATTAAACAATATAAGCTATATATTGTTGACGAAGCATCTATGATTGGTATTAATCTTAAAACTCTGATAGAAAGAGAATGTGAACAGTTTGGCTGTATGCTTATTTATATGGGTAAATAGTTATTGCCCAGTTTAAACTCTTCTAATTGCTGGAAACTCGTGAAGGTAATAGTACTACAACATAAGTTGAAAAACTAAGTGTGAATGTTAGAAAAACTATTATTATATGACAATCAGCAGCGAAGTCTCTAAATTATGTTCATTTACATAATAAGAGAAACGTTCATCGACTATCCCGTAAGGGAGTACAATTCTATGGAATTGGAAACGGAGAGAGTTGTATATTTGTGAAATTATATAGCTAAGATATAGTCAGGCTATTATAGAAATATAGTAGGTTATGGATAACTATCAGTTACCGCCTGTTAAAGAAACTCGTTCGCGTTGTTTCGATAACATTAAGTTTTATACTCTTAGACAGATTGTAAGACAAGAAGAAAGTAATCCTGTTAGTGAATTATTAAGAATATTAAGAAAGGATATTGATAATAGAACTTGGAAGTTTCTAGAGTTTATCAATAGAAATCGGTATGCTTTTGATTCTACTCAAACTAAAGGTTATTATACTTGTGGTGCATCTGAGTTTCAATCTCTTGTAATAGACGGATTTTATAATGAAGAATTTACTAGAGATGTTGATACTTGTCGTCTCGTTACTTATACTAATAAATCTGTATCTGACTGGAACAAATTCATTCGTAAGAATATTATTGAAGATAGTGATAAAGCAATTCTAACTAAGAATGATTTAGTAATGTCTTATAATACTTTTATTGATGATTTCAAAGATACTATTATTGTCAACTCTGAAGATTATATAATACATGATATTAAGAACTTTACTAATAGAGATAATATTCATGGATTTAATGTAACCTTTATACAAGTTAATGGTGGTAATAGAACTAAACCTTTATTTGTGGTAGACCATTCTGATTTTAATAATGCTATGCTTTATTATAAGTTAGGTGAAACGTATATTTATAATGCTATTAATGCTGATAAATATAATAGAACTAAACGTTGGAAAGAATACTATGAATTTAGGGAGAGAAACTTATTATTAGTTAATCTATTAGATAAAGCTACTAATAAGATAAAGTTCAGTCGTGATTTAGATTACGGTTTTGCTCTTACTAGTCATAAAGCACAAGGTAGTACTTATGCTGATGTGTATATAGATATAAATGATATTGTATTTGATACTAGAACTGGTAATCCGTGGGGAGATATAGATAATACTCTTCGTAGATTATATACAGCTTGTAGCAGATGTAAAAATCGTTTATATTTGTGTTATGGACAATAAATAAAGTATAAGTATGAACTCTATGTGTTATGATGTCGAAGTAACTAGAAATTACTTCTCGGTAGTATTTGTTGATTTACGTAGTTATCTCAAAGTATTTAGTGATTGTGTTGATAATGAAGGAAAAGCTATTCCTCTTATTGATAAACTTACTGTTGCAGAGATAAAACAACGTTTAGAAACAATACCTAAGAAACGTTTTGTTTTATATGAAGATGATGATACTGATTTATTCAGTTTATTATATTGGTTACAACAGAAAGCAGACTATTTCGGATATAATAATCGGAAGTACGACCGCTTAATGTTGAGTGCATTGCTCATGTATTATAATCAATTTGATAAGCCTAGTAAGTTAATCACATTCTTATATGAAACATCACAGAGAGTTATTCGTAATTCTAATAATGATACTCTTTGGACTGATAATTTTACTTCTCTTATACTTCGTAATAACGTTGCATTTAGGGATTTAGATTTATTCCAAATATTTAGGTTAGACCATTATCATAAGAGTCTTAAACAGACTTCTATTAATATTAAATGGTATAATCTAAAAGAGTATACTATGCCACCTATTGGTGATTTAGATAGACATTATTATCACGAGAGATTACCCGAAGCAAAGGGAATGACTGATAGAGAACTTAATATTCATTATCGTAATGTTTTTGAGCGATTTATTCCTAAAGAATATCTTAATGAAATGGCTGATTATAATGACAATGATGTATATATTGTTGCCGAGCTAATCAGAATGAATCAGGAAGAAGTTCTTTTAAGGTATCGTATTAGTGAAGAATATAAGGTAGATGTGTATTCTGCTAGTAGAAGTACAATAGCTGATAAAGTTATTGTTAAACTATATAGTAAGTTTACTGGTCTACATCCTAAAGCCTTCATTGATACTAAGACAATACGTAGGAAAATCGTAGTTTCCGAAATTTTGTCAGACAAAATCTCATTTTCCACGCCTGAATTGAACGATATTTTGTCGGGCATACGTTCGCTAACCCTACGTGGGGAAAAGGGCGAATTTGACAGGGAATTTACCTTCATGGGTACGTCATACACTATCGCAACAGGCGGTTTACACTCAAACGAGATTCCGAACATTTACCATAGTTCTGCTGATTATTCAGGTGCTACTGATATTACTGTTGGTAATCCTTACGATAGTAATGGTGCTGTTGGAGTTAGTACTTCTGATATATATATCTGTGACTTTGATATTAATTCAATGTATCCTAATATTATTAGAAGTCTTAAAGTATGTCAGAAACATCTACTTCCTAAAGCATGGTTTCGTATAGCTGATACTATTGTTGATGAACGACTAGAACATAAACATTTAGCCAAAGATAAATCTCTTGATGTTATAGAAAGAGATAAACATGCTACTGCTGCTGCTTGTCTAAAGATTGTAGCAAATGCTGGTATATTTGGTAAAATGGGAAGTGAACAATCGTTCCTATGTGATAAAAAAGCAATGTATCAAGTAACTATTAATGGTCAATTATTTCTATTGATGTTAATAGAAAAACTTGAACTTGCAGGAATTCATATAATAAGTGCTAATACTGACGGTATTGTTTCGATAATACCTAAAGATAAGTTCGAATTATATTGTAATCTTTGTCATGAATGGGAAGAAGTAGTTGGTTTAACTGGTGAATTTACTCCTTATATTAAATATGTTACAGAAGGAGTAAATAGTTATCTTACTGTTAAACCAAATAATGGCAGAAAGTTCAAAGGTAGAATGAATCCTAAGATGTTCTTAGAGGATTTATCTAAAGGATATAATTCTCCTATTGTAGCTAAATGTGTTACTGAATACTTTATTAATGGTACTCCTGTTATGGAAACTCTTAGAAATGCTAAATCTATTCTTGATTTCTGTCGTACTCAAAATGTTAATCATAAGTATAGACTAGAGTTTACTCATGTTGTAGACGGAAAGATAAGAACAGATGTAGTGCAGAGGAATACAAGGTTTTACATCTCCTCTACGGGGGGAACATTGATGAAAGTCGAGAGTATGGGCTGGAATGAGCGTAACGAAGAACAAGTTAAGAAAAGTTCTCTATGTTCAGGTCAACGTGTTTCTATATGTAATACTGTTGATGATACTGATATATCTGAATTAAATGTTAATTACTTATATTATTATAATGAAGCTATGGCTATCATAGAACCAATAGAGCAAAGTCGTAATAATAAAGGTAAAGGTAAACGTTTAGTTAAGAAATACTATGGAATGAGAAATACTTTATTTGACTGATATGGATATAGAAAAGATATGCAAAGACAACTTAGGAAAAATAGTTGATTATAAAGGTTTCAAAGCTAAGATTATAGGTTATAATATAGCAATTAATTATCTTATTGTTTCTCTTAGTCCTGTTACTAATTACGAATTGATTGGAAACGATAGTAATATTATTATACTAAATGAAAACGGTAACTTTAGTTATGCTTATATTCATCCTAATGCTTATAAAGAGGAACTAAAAATTACTTGAATATGGATATAGAAAAGATATGTATAAATAATCTAGGAAAGGAAATTGACTATGGTAGTCTTAAAGGAATGGTAGTAGGCTATAATATAGTATTAGAATGTTTAATCTTATCTCTTGTTGAAGATTGTGGTTGGAATGATTTTGTAAGTAGTGATATTATTCTTCTACATAGTCCTCTTAATCGTAGTCATGTTCTTGCTAGTATTAAATGGTATAAAGGACAACTTGTATTATGAATGATGTAACCGATATTTATAATGAAGCTGCTAATAAATGGTCTGCTAACAAAGGTGTGGGTAGTGTTATTCTATCCGAACCATTAAGTGTAATGAACTTCGTTACAATGGTGTTAGATAAAATGGTAGCTAAAACTCCTGATTTAACGTCTCTTATTATAACAGAGACTATGGAAGATAGAGCTAACATTAATTATTATCTCGATAATACTTCTGAATTTAGAGAGATTCATAAACAATTAATAACTGATAAGAAATGTCTTATACTTACCCGTGAATATGTTGAACGTTCTCCATATAAACCGAGTTCTAATAGTCATAAAGATGTACTTATTACTATTAATGTAAAGAAGTTCAGAAAGATTGCAGAGAAATATAGTGGTAACTATTTTAAGTTTAAGCTACTTGCTACTAATACTATTGATAGTGTTGCTGATAATGCTGTACTTATGTATAAGTATGCTCCTAAAGTATATGAAATTAATTATGCTCACTTAATTAATCGTTCTATTCATTCCCCCATAAAGGAGTACCAAAAGGGTGTTATTCTAACTGATGCTGATAGAATCTATTATGATAAATGTAGCCAATATATTAATGAAAGTGTTACTATATTTGGTACTTTTGAAAAGTTAGAAGAATGTCGTGTTGGTAATACTAGACTTAATATTGCTGCTGAAACTTGTAGATTACAAGTAGCAGAAAGTAATGGTTGGTCTGCTAAAATGGATATGACTGATGCAATGTGTCGTAAGATTGATGAATTATATAATCCTAGTGCTTTAGTCGAGAGAGTTACTCAAACTTATAATATTATTAGAGAACGTACTAAGGTAGTTACTGATAATATTGTTAAGCTAGATGTAATACTTGATATAGTTAAGGAAAATATAGGCAAAAGAATACTTATTATTTCAAAGAATGGAGTGTTTGCCGGAAAGATAACAGAGTACCTAAATGCTAATATAAAATACGAAGGTAAATCTATTATGACTAATGGCGAGATATTCCAAACTGGAATGAGTATTCTACAATATGACTATTGCGGAAACTATCATAATGATATGGAAGGAATACAGGCTTATGATAAGAAAGGTAAACCGAAAGTATATAAGACGGGAGCTAAAATCGGACAGCCAGTAATCATGCAAGCAAGAGCGCAGAGAACGCGAAATTTGGAGCTATTTAATGACGACTATATGAAAGTATTGTCGGCAAATAATTCTATTGATACGAGTTTTATAGGAGTTGTGGATATAGTGATTTTCACTTCACCTCTTTGCAGCTCAATACGAGACTTAAAATATCGAATACCTAATCTATCTTTTAGTTCCGTACCTAATATAATATATAAGATATACTGTAAAGGTACGAACGAAGAAAAGAAGCTAGCAGAAACGAAAGGAGGAAAAGACTATGAAATAGTTAAAGATAGTGAAAATGATTTCATAATAGGAGAATAATAGATGCTAATCTTTGGAGTTATAAAAGAAATTAGTATCTTTGTAGAGTAATCAATAAGCGACCTTTGAAATAATGGAAGAAGTAAAGACAGAGAATGAAAAAACTCTAGCTAAGACAGAACCAAAAGCAAAACCTACTACTAATAATAATGGTATGGTTGTGGCTTCTGCTCTGAATACCCTAGACATTTACAATCCCGATGATAGGAGTAAGTTAGAGTTGTATCTGAAATCAGTAATGTCTAGTGATAAGTGCGGTATTAAGACTATTCAAGATGGTCTTGCAATATATAGTCGTGCTAAAGAACTAGGTTTACCATTTACTAGTTGTATTGAACACCTAGGAGTTATTAATGGTAAAACTACATTAGACGTTCATTTAATTAAAGCGTTATTATTGAAGGCAGCTATAACATGGGAATGCACTAAAGATTATATAGCTCTGTATGAATATACAGACGGTAATAATGTTTATATTGATAGTAAGATACCAGAGTATTGTAGGAGATTCAAAAGCAAGAAAGAAGCTGATGAATTTAATGCTAGTTCTGATAATGACGAAATTGGTATTTATCCAGTTAGAAATTATCAAGATTATAATGGTACTATATATAAGGAATATCAGTTAAATAATAAGTTCGGAGTTGCAGCTAATCAACAACAAGCTAAAGATATTGCAGCTAAGGGATTAGTTCCAATCTTCCGAATACCTAATGTTCCTTGTGATTATATTACTGAATATAAACTTACTCGTGTAGTAGATAACAGAGTTATTACTAGTATAGGACATTTTAGTTATAGTGACGCTGTAACTGCTGGACTTGCTAGTAAAGATACATATACTAAATATATGAGAACTCTTATTGGACATAGAGCGTTTACACTAGCTGCTCGTGATATAGCTGCTGATGTTATACTTGGTTGTATGGAAACAACAGAAGCTAAGATAGTAAACAACATGAATATCAGCGATGCTGATATTGTAGAGATTTGATAGTGATAGAAGTCTAACTATTACTAATCAATAGATACGAAATAAGACAAAAACTAAGATAACAATAGGCTTTAAGCCTAGTATTAATAATTATTAATCATTTAAATTTTTACAACTATGGGACTTCAATTTGGAATGTCAGCCGTACAAAGCGGTAAGAGAGTAATGCAAGCTAGTAACGAACCTACATTGACTGCTAACAGTACTAAAGCTAAGTTTAGCTTGGCAGGTGCAGTAACTCGTATTATGGGTCTTGTTCCTGGTGATAACGTACAGTTTGTTAGTAATATTGCTGATATTGATGCAGCTATTGCTGAACGTGATGCCGAAGTAATGGCATGGTGCGAAGAGAATAATGTTGAGTTTGGTACAGAAGCTGCTCGTGCTGCTCTTATTCAGAACTTCGGTGAATATGGTATCTGTAAAGGTGTACCTTTGTTTGAGAAGAACGGAGAAATCAAACTTGCAGGTGTTCGTATGACTGCTGAACAGAAAGCGGCTGCATTTGAACTTAACAAAGAAAGAATCGCAGAAGAAGTTGGTAAGTCAGTAGAAGAAGTTACTATTGATGACTACAATCCTACTACTCGTGCTTACTCCGGTGCTCGTACTTCTACTTCTTCCAATCTTACTGGTCTTGGTTTGCCGTTGACTTTCTCCGATTCTTCAATGTGGTCGGAATTGAAAGAAAATCTCGGTGACGAAGCAGAGAAGTTTAACCGTGTATTTGAAGTTAACTTGAACGAACCGTTCGTAGTTGCTGTTGAAACTGGTAAAGTTATTGGTGATGAAAAAGAAACTGTTGAAGTTAACGCTTACAAGATTTCTTTCAAAGCTGATGAAGAACCGATTGCTCGTCAATCTTCTAAATAAGAACTTCTTCCGGTTAGATAAAAGCTAGATTATAAAGAGCTAAATTCTTAATTGAATTTAGCTCTTTTTTATTTGGTTATGATTTAGAAAATTATTATATTTGGAAACTTTGCAATAAACAACAAGCCTGTACAACTTGTTGTTGTTAGTATTAATCTTTATAAAAACAAATTTTATGAGTACTCAAAAAGAAGAAAGTGCTAAAGTAGAAGAACCAGTAGTTAATCAATCAGCTAATAATGCTGCAACTACTGCAACTAAGAAGCGTCGTAGAGGTATTAGTAATGAGACAAGAACTACTGCTCGTAAGAAGTTCTCTCATAAAGATGCTGTTAATAACATTTGGTTATTTGTCGGACATCTTCATGCTCGTGTTGCTTGGGTAACTATGAAGGAAGATAACAATATGCGTCCAGCATTTGCAGGAAAAGCTATTCCACAGCTTGTTATTGAAGCTACTTCTCTTCATACTAATCCTGCTGATGTTCGTGTTGCTAGTAAAACCTTTTGGGCTTACGAAAGTAATGTTGACTATATCCCAGGCGGTTCTAAAGAGAAGTTTATTAATATGGACTTCGCTTGGATTAAACATTTCCTTGATGTAGTTGTATTCAAAGGTCGTGAAATGACTGACGAAGAAGCTGAAATGCTTGAACTTGGTTATGTTGATTATGACGATAATGGTCAGTATGAACCAGTTGAAGTAGAAGATGTTATCAAGGCTTGGGGAGTTCTGTTTGACAATGTAGTTAAACTTGTTGAAACAGGTGGAGAAAATGGTAAATCTGCATTACTTGATAAGACAGGTAAACCTAGACAATTTTGGTTCAGACTTAATCGCTATTATAAGAACAAAGGTGATTGGGCTTTCTCCGGTCAAGGTTCAGAAGAAGGCGATTTGGTATTCCCGAATATTGTAGGTCAAGGAATCTTTGAAGAACAGTTCATGCTTGATGCTAACCATTTCAAAGAACCTAGTCTAATGTTCGACATTACTAAAGAACGTATTGCTCCTATGGAAGGTGTACAATCTAAACAAAGAAAAGCTCCTAATCTTGGAACTGCTGCTGGTATTGGCGGTATTCCTATGGGTGCAGGAATTGTTAATCCATCTATGCCTATGGGCGGTTTTGCAGGTGGTGTAGCAGGTGGATTTGTTCCTACTGAAAGTTCTGCTTTTGCTCCTGAAACAGAAGATAATGGTGGACTTCCATTCTAAGTAATCCAAATATATTTCGTTAATAATGTTATAAGCCTAGTGTAAAAGCTAGGCTTATTTTATCTAGTTATACTATGCGTAGAGGAATAAGACAAGACTTAACAAAAGAGTTTATATTATCTAAGGTTAGTCAAGAAATGATTATGGCTAAATATATGGGTATACCTATATCCGTAGTTAATAATTGTGTAGAAAATAATGAACTTATTTGTTCTCCTTTACGTGTTGATAATCATCCAACATTTGGTTTTGCTTTCAATAATAAACACAAGCTAAAAGCTCGTGATTTTAATGGCTCTTTCTTTGGTGATTGTTTCGACCTAGTAGCTTATGTACTAAGTTTTAAAACTGGTCGTCATATAAATGTTGCTAATAAGGCAGATTTCTATTATATATTAAAGCATATAGCTTATACTTTCCGTAAAATAATATATGACGGAGAAGTAGATGAAGAGAATGAAATCTTACTTAAACAAGTAATATCTAAAATCAAAGCTAGTAAACCAATTATTGAAATAGCTACTAGAACTTGGACTAATAACGATAAGAATATTTGGGCACAATGGGGAGTTAGTCTACATTGGCTTAATACTCATTTTGTCTATCCTGTTGACCAAATGTATATTAATAGGTATTGTCAACCTAGTCCTAAATATACATATAAGGAATCAGACCCTTGTTATGCTTATGTTACTGGACTTGATAGTAACGGTATTTATAATATCGAATGTTATTTTCCTCTTCGAGATAGAAATAAGGGAGAAATCAAGTTTATAACTAATCATAATGGTCTTGTTGGAATACTTAATCTCGATAAACCTAAATATGATATAATTATTATTACTAAATCATATAAGGACAATCTAGCATTAAGTTACTGGTTACATTCCTATCCTTTACGGGGGAATTTGTCAGAGTCTCAAATAGGAGTAATTAATGTTACTTCGGAGAGCTATCATTTAAAAAACTATGAGTATGATTGGTTAAAAAATAAACTTAATGATAGTGGTATTTTAGTTTCTTTTTACGACTGTGATAGCACAGGGATTAAAGGAGCTAAAAAACTTTATAAAGAATATGGTATAATACCTATTATAATTCCTCGTAAATATCTAGCTAAAGATTTTACAGAATTAATAACTAAATATTCTGCTGAAACTATTAATATGTTTATTGAAGAAACTGAAAAATTATTTGTATATGAGTGAAGTTTGGAAATCTATTACTAATTTTCCTAATTATAAAGTTAGTAATCTTGGTAGAGTTAAGTCTATTGATAGATTTGTAATTGATAAGAATGGTCTTACTAAATTTCATAAAGGCAGATTATTATCTTTAAGAAATAATCCTAGTGGATATAAGTTTGTTTCTCTTTGGAAAGATAATATAGAACATTCAATAACTGTTCATAGACTTGTTGCACAAGTTTTTATTCCTAATCCTAATAATTATCCTTTTATAAATCATAAGAATAAAGATAGACATTGTAATAATGTTGATAATCTCGAATGGTGTACACAAGAATATAATAATATTCATGGAAAAGGAAGTAAAATCAGGTGTTTTCATTTAACTAGTAAGTTTACCAAAGATTATGATTCTATACATGAGGCAAGTAGAGATTTAGATATTCCTTATACTACTATTGCTTATAATATTTTAGGTAAAACTAGTCGCGCAGGTAGTTATAAATTTGAAAAACTATAATCATTATTTGAATATGAGTAGAGAAGAAGAAGAATATGTGTCATTTCCAAAGGCACAAGAAGAACGTAGAGTAATTGATTTTAATTCATTTGCTCCATTAAAGAGAATAGCTATAAACAGTTTCGGTAATAGCGGAAATGTTCATAGCTATTATTTTATGTATCCTTTAACAGATGAAGAAGAAAAGTATCTCAATGATATTAAGCAACAAATGGTTGATAATCCTAATACTTTAATTCGTATCTCTCTTTCTGATGGTACACCAATTGACTTTTCTAAGATAAAGATTTATGGTAACTTTGAGTTTGATAATCCTAAACACTTAGCTATCATTAAGAATTACTTAGATAAAGATATGTATAGTAGTCATAAGATTCCAAGAGAGTTTAATTATGAAACTAATACATCTGTATCTAAAGGAAACTTTATACAGTGGACTGAAAGTACTGATTATCTAAAGTGTTTCAAGTTCTATCATGCGAGAATAGGTAAACCTAAAAAGTATATAATTGTAAGACTTACAGCAAATGAAGTTAAACAACGTAAATCCGTTTAGTTATCAGTTAGATGATTCTGATATAAGAATGATTCAACATAATCTTAAAGTTAACGGTACTTCCGATACTATTGCTAGTTATCTTCATGAATTAGATTTACCTAATTATCCTTATATTCAAACTATTCATTTTAGATATAGATGGATAATGGCAGCTCTTATATATTTAGGATATGATAAAGAATCTCTTGAAAAGATTCATGAATCTAATCTTAAATATGAAGAAGTTAATCCTCCTATTGTTTACGAAAAGAAAAAGGGAACTAATAAGACTAGTAAACGGATTACCAAATCTTCCCCCATAAAGGAGCGGAAATCTGTTACATCTTCCTCTCCTAATCCTAAAGTTAGGATTATTGTTATAGATACTAATAAGTCTATGATAATAGATAGAGAAGTTGCTATTGGTCTTATGCGTGAACAACCTAATAAATATAAAATTGAAGAAGTATGAGTGAATCGAAAAGTATTACTCTTTATAAGCGTAATGCACAAGGTAAACCTATCTTTTGGTCAGCAGAAATACTAGGTCATAAAATAATTCTAAAGTATGGTATTGTTGGTAAGACAGGTACTACATCTGAATATATTCCGCCTAGAGGTGTTGAGAAAGAATGGAAAACTATTGTTGCTGCTAAACGTAGAGAAGGTGGTACTGAATTAGGAGAATTATATGATAATACTCCTGCTGAAATAACAAATGAAGATGATTTATTTAATTATCTTGATTGTTATCTTCCTAAGTACAATACTAATAATGAAGGTTTTGTTCTTCCTATGTTAGCTAAGATATATGAATATAATAACGAACAGGGACTATTAGCTCAAATGAAGATTAATGGTGTTCGTTGTAATATATCTGCTGTTATGCGTGGTGAAGGATTCTTTAAAACTAAAGGACTTGTATTTCGTAGTCGTAAAGGACTTGAATATAAGTGTCCAGTATTAGAGAATGTAATATTAGATGAAGTACTTACAGACAGACAGTTCAATCGTATGTTAGAAGATAATTTAGTATTAGACGGAGAGTTATATATTCCTGGTCTTGAACTAAATGATATTCTAAGTGCTGCCGAGAATCTTAAAAGTCCATATAATCGCTTTCTTCAATTTTGGTGTTACGACTTAGCTATTGATGATATGATTCAAACTAGTCGTATATCATTATTGAAGTCAGAGTTTGGCAAGTTTAAGATGCCTAATTACGTTAATGCTAAAGCTATTCTTGATTATCACATGAATAATAAGAAACGTTTCGTACTTATTCATACTTACGATAATCTTAATGGAGATGAAGATATTATTAAATATCGAGACATCTTCGTTGAAGCTAAGTTCGAGGGAGCTATTCTTCGTAATCCTTATGCTACATATCAATTTGGCAAACGTAATTCTACTATGTACAAAAGTAAACCAATACTAGACGGTAAATTCAAGATTATTGATATTATTCCCGAAGGAGCTAAACGACCTAACTTTAGTAAGTTTGTTCTTCGTAATGATGTTAATGGTGAAACCTTTGAATGTATGCCGATTGGTGATGCTTCTACTCGTGAAAGTTATCTTCTTAATAAAGATAAACTTATTGGTAAGACAGCGTTTGTCGAATATAGATGTAGGTCAGGAGTAAAGAATGTCCCGAGTCATGGGAATTTAATTAAAATACTTAATAATGAGCCTACTGGATTACCAAATAATATCGAAGAAGAAAGTTAATTATAATAAATCTTATATAGACTATAAGAAGAAGAAACTGATAATAAAAGACATACATCTGAAAGATAAACTAAAGATGTTATTAATGGTTAAGTTCGACCCAGTGGAAGGACAAGAATCAATATATCTAGGTTTTCTTACAGAAGATGTTCAAGGTCAATGCCGAAATGTATCTGTTTCAGATTATGGTTATTATTCTGTTAATGCTTCTGATATAATACGAAGCCTTCGTGTTACATCTGATACTAACGTTAAGTTAGAAAAAGAAGAAGAGGATGATACCCTTATAGTATATAAGTTGTTAAAGTAAGTCATGGTTTGATACCTTGCCCTATTGTTAGTCGAGAGATTAGCAGTAGGGCTTTTTGTTATTCCCTTGTAAAGTTAGTGTTTCTATTATATACTCTGATTGTGAGATAAATCGTTAGCTTATACTCAAAGAGGACTGTCGGAAGTATACAGTAACGACACTCCTTTATGGGGGAAATCAACGAGAATACCCGATATTTCGTTTCTGTACGATTTACTATACTTACCTGAACAACTATATTATTTTTGCCTTGCGTTCAACAGTGAGCCTTAAAATCACTAATTTCGTATGTTTAAAAACAGTAAGATTTTCTTTGGTCTATTAGTAAGATTGATTATATTTGTAAAACCGATAATGGAGAAAAAGCAGATAAAAGCTAAATATATAGTAGTTAAACAACCTGATGATAATGTTGTATATAGAAACAATATTAGATTCATATATATTGTAATAACCCGTGAAGAACTATCTAAGAAAATCGACAATTATCTTGATGGTAAGATTAAAAGGACTGCTGGTGTTTATGCTCCTCTTGATTTGTTTGCCCATCTTGCTAAGCGTAGGAAAGTGTATTCTTATGAAGAAGCTAAACAACGTGCACGTTATTTAAATAGAAAGTATGGAAGAACTTAAAAATTTAGTTAGATTTGTTACTATTCCTAATTTTCCTAATTATTGTATAGGAGAAGATGGAAGAGTTTGGTCTGATAATCGTAAACGTTATCTTAAATGGTATCGTGGTAAAGGTTGCGAACGACCTCATGTTACATTGTTTCACAATGGTAATAGTGCTAAGCTATTTATAGCTACTCTCGTTGCTCAAGCATTTGTTACTAATCCTAAACCTAATGTATATAAATATGTTAGGTATAAAGACGGTAACAGTGCTAACAATCATTATGCTAATATTGAATGGTGTAGAAACCAAACTGGAAGTAAGTATGGAAAATGAGATAAAAAGTGTTTCAGATATTATAGCTGAAATAAGTAAGAAAGATAAGAAGAGACAGGTATTTATTCTTACTAATCTTATAAATCAGTTAAAAAGTACTCGTATAGAAGCTAATAGCAATTACGAAGATTGTCGACTTTCTTATACTCGTAGAACAGATAATTATATTGGTAACTTTAAGCTAATGCTATTTAAGAAACAATTAGATTGTCTGGATATGATTATTGAAAACTTAGATTCTTATCTTGATGAATTATTAGCTAAGTAATATGGGAAAAGCTGAAATATTTCAAAGTGTAATTAAAGGAACTAATTTCTTTACTCCTATTATTGATAGTTATCATACTGTTGGTAATCATATTATCGAACTTAGTTGTTCTGAAAAAGATAATCAACACGGGTTATACAATAGAGAAGTTAATGGTATTACCTTTAAAGGTAAGTATGGTGTTACTGTTATTACTAATGAAGGAGATGGTTGGAAGCGCAGTACTGAATTAGATAAACTGTGTGATTCTCGTGATGAAGCTATTAAATATATTAAATCATTAGATAATGCATAATAGTGAGATAATTCCTGCTCTTATTGCTAGAATAAGACAGAATAATACAGATAATATGGTTATTCGTAGTAAACTATATAATCTGTTGAATGATGTTACTAGGAAATTTAATGAAGCTATGATAGCTTGTCCTCACATTGTAGACTTTCAAAATATGTCTAATGAACAAGTACTTGAACATTATTATCTAAATGTTGGTGCTGAAAGTCTTTGGGATTCTCGTGAGCTTATTATGAAAGCTATTAAAGAACAGAATAAATTAATTAGAGAAGAATATGAAAAACCTAAAGAAACTAGCAAAGAAACTATTAAAGATAAAGAATAAAGAAGTTACTCATTCATGTTCTAACTGTGAAAAGTATGGAAGTATGAGATGTCCTAATAGTTTCTATTGTTATAGTACTGAAAATAAACCGTTTTTTAAACCAAAACATAATGGGAAGTAGTCTATTTAGTATTAAAGCAGAGTTGCAGGATATTATCTTGCAACTCGAAGAAGGTGAAGCAACAGAAGAAATTGTTGCTAAACTAGGTATTACAGAAGATAATCTTAAAGATAAGATTGCTGATTATCTTCAAGTAATTAAACGTTATCAATGTGACGTTAAAGAATGTAGTGACGAAGTTGCTCGTGTTAACCAAATTAAGAAAACAAGAAATAGCACTCTTGAACGTCTTAAAGATGCAGTTCTCGAAGCAGTTATAATGTTTGGTTCTACTGGTAAGTCCGGTAACAAAGTAATTGAAGGTAGTACTTATAAGGTCTATTCTCGTAATACTACTGTTACTAAGTTGGACGATATTCGTATTGCCGACATTATCAGACATTTTATGGATATAGTTACTGAATATCTTGCGACTACTGAAATTAAGGAAAGTCTTAGTATTGACTATCTATCTCGTATTATCAGTGCTCACATGAAAGCTGAAAGTTCCCCCATAGAGGAGCAGGAATCTGAACAATCTTCATTTGTAGATGTTACTGTTGACGATGTGTTCTCTATTGATACTGAAATATCAATTCATATTCGTTTATCAGAACTTGCAAATGTTACTAACTTTAATCTTGCTCAATGGATTGGACAAAATCCTCATAAGGTAGAATTTAAGTCTTGTACTAGTAAGTCTATTATCGCAGCTAATTTGAGTATGGATGCTGACCTTACTATTGCTAAACAAGAAAGTAATACATCATTAATAATTAAGTAATATGTTTGAAGTAGAAGATTGGGTAGAAGAACTTATTCAAAGAATAATGAATGCCTTTGGATGTACTCGTGAACAAGCTATGATAGAAATCAGTAAACACATATAATTATGGAATTTAACTTTAGAGATTCAAGTTATAGAAGTAAATTCAAAGCAAAAGGAATTGCTTGGAGAGGTAAAATAGGTGTAGACATTAGCGATTGTAAGACAACAGAAGAAGCTATTGTAAAAGCTAAACTCGATTATACAGTTGCTAAATGTCAGCTATCTGCTAAAATGCCAGCACACGATAATGGTGCTAGTCGTGACGGTTCTATATTTCCTAATGTAGTTAACGGGTTTGAATTTGTTGATGTTCCTGGTGAATTTGCAACTTATCGTACTGATACTAATATTCCTCTTGGGAAAGTAAAGTCTCGATACGAAGTAGTACAAAATCAAATGGCTTTTGGCTTCTTTGATGATGCTCTTGGTGGTAGAGTAAAACTCGACCGTGCAGGATATTTTGGTTATGGACAAAAGATATTTATGTCAGCAACATTTGATAAAGATATTAATATTGGTGGTAAAAACGATACTATTCAACATTACTTTGTCTTTACTAATAGCCATGATGGTGGTAGTGCTGTACAAATGATGATTACTCCTGTAAGAGTTATTTGTATGAACGCTCTTCATTCTGCTAAAATATCTGCTGAAAGCTATATATCTTTTAGACATAATAGAGGTGTAAATACTAAGATACTTACTGTTCCTGAAATACTTGGCCTTACTGAACGTAAGATAGAAGAAGAAGAAGACATGTACAAAGTGTTGTTTAAGACAAAAGTATCGGATGAAGAAGTAAAGAAGTATCTGTCGGCAACTTTCCTTACAGGGGAAGAATTTGAAAGAGTAGATGAATTGAATCTATATAACGGTTTATTCCGAAGAAACAATTCTGCTTTTGAAGCTGCTGAAATATCTATGCAGAAACTAAATACTCTTTGTGATACTTTCGAGTATTATCAAGAAGGTGTCGGACAAAGACAAATAGCAGGTACAGCTTATGGTGCTTATAATGCTGTTACTGGCTACTTCTCTAATGTTAAAGACTATAAGACAGAAGAGCTTCGTTTAAAGAACACTGTATTTGAGGGCGACTATAATACTAGTCTTAAAGCTCTTAATTACGCATTGGCTGGTGTATGGGAATAAAGAATTTTATTAAGAAACTAATTGGGTTACTTACTGTTCCACGTTGTCCTAATTGTGGTGCTAGACTAGAAGAAGTTCCACGGGAAGAAGAAAATGACCCAATTGCTTTTAAGTGTATTAACTGTGGTAAAGAATGGAGTTAGAAACTGTATTAAAAACAATCTTATTAGATGTCCCTGTTATTGAATGTTTTATTCAGTTTGTAATAACTGCAATAGCACTAAAGATTACTAAGGAAAGACTAGATGATGAAGTAATAAGTACAGTTACTCTTAATTGTGTTTTATTCTTTATTCCAATATTAGGTCATGTTCTATTTGTAATATTTATAATCAGGTTTGTTCATTTATTAAAGTATCTATATGGAAAAGAAAAATAAAGTAAGAACTTGTGGTAATTGTGCTTATTTAGAAATAAGAGATAAAAAACGGTATTATTATTATTACCGAACTTATGTATGTGTGAACGAAGATGCGGATAGTTTTATTACTTGGAGAAGACCTAGTAGTCCTACTGATTGTCCTTATCATAAATTTAAAAACAATAATTATAATGAGTAAATTAAGTAAAGCAATAGCTAATGCTATTATTGAATTTAACGCTGGTTTATTAACTCAAGATGAACTTTATCAAAAACTAGAACAAGACATTGATGATGTCTCTGTTAAAGTATGGCGTGAAGATAAATCTGTCCCATTGCCTACTTATGGTAAAGAAGGAGATGCCTGTTGTGATGTCTATGCTAAGAGCATAGAATATGATGCAGACAAAGATAGATTTATTATTCATACAGGATTACATTTTGCTCTTCTTGATGAATATGAAATGGAACTTCGTCCTCGTAGTAGCAATACTAAAACAGACGTTTATATGCCTAATACTCCTGGCACATTAGACTTTAAAAATAACTAAAATTCATGCCTTATTGTTTCGGAATACTAGAATTTTTATTATATTTGTAATAACTAAAATTTTTAATTATGGCAAATATATTTAAAGGTACTGGAATTATTAAAAGAACTTGTTCTTATTGTGGTAAAGAGTTTGAAACTTATAAATGGAGAGGTAAAGGAACTTATTGTTCTAAAGAATGTGCAGATAAAGATAAAGTAATCGAACATTCTCCAAATACTAAATGTTTTATATGTGAAAAACCTATTTATATTAAACCTAGTAGAATTAGAAGAAGTAAAACTGGAAAATTTACTTGTTCTAAAGAATGTATGGGTAAAATGAGAAGTAAAGTATTTATAGGTGATAATAATGGAAACTATGGAAATAAAGTAAGTACTAAAATACATAAAGGATATTGTTATATTCGTAGTGATAATCATCCTTTTAAAGATTATCAAGGTTTTATTAGAAAACATAGGTACGTTATTGAACAGAATTATTCTTTATTTGAATCTAAGTATTTTATTGTCATTAATGGTTCTCATTATTTAAAACCTGAAATAGATGTTCATCATAAAGACGGAGATACTTTAAATAATAATATTGATAATTTAATTCCTATTTCTCGGTCTGAACATACTTCTACACATAATAAAGAAAAAGTTATAATAAGAGATAATAAAGGTAGAATAACTGAAGTCTTTAAATTGGGTGAATTGCTGGAAAATCATAGTAACAATGACAATCAGCAGCCAAGCGATAATAGTAATATTATTGAAGGTTCAACGACTAGTAGCCGAATCCAAACAGATAATGCTGCGGATAGTAATGCTGCCACGAGTGCCCAACCTACATTAAGTAGTGATGATATAGTCTGAACTGCACATATATGTTACAATTAATAAAAGTGCAGAACATAAGGATAAAGAGCCTTATGGTTAACAACTCCTCAATGGGTTATAGAGGAGAACTTCTTGTTATTTTCAAGAATCGTACTTCTCGTCAATTAATTAGAATTATTAGTACTTTTGGTAATGCTTTTAACGATATTGTTACACGTGTTAAACACGAAAATGCTTATAATTCTATTATATGTGCAAGACAAGAGTTTAATAAGTTAATTGAGAAAGAAGGATGTCCTTATGTAGAAGGTGACCGTGTTTGTCAACTTCTTGTTCGTCGTCGTGAAAAGATTACTTGGGATGAAGTTGAAACTCTCGAAGAACTTGGTACTACTAAAAGAGGTACAGAAGGATTTGGTAGTACTGGAAAATAAACTAATTATTAATTTTAAACAATAAACAATTAAATTATGAAAGCAATTGGAATTAAAATGGTTGAACTTCAACCAATGACTGCAAGAGAAGCTAATGACAAAGGTCATAGAATTGGTAATCATTCTTTTGAAGAAGAAGGTTATGAAGTTACTTATCCTGACGGATATAAGAGTTGGACACCAAAAGATGTAGCTGATGCTGCTTATTATCCTCTTTCAGAGAATAACGATGGTACTAAGATTCTAAAAGAAGATGTTGAAAACTTTATTACTGATGTAGAAGTAATGACAGTTGGTGAAAAAACTACTGTTGTTAATGCTCATACTCTTACTGGCTTTGATACAGTTCGTCATTCTTCTTGTGTTGACCCAAAGAATTACAGCGAAGAACTTGGCAAACAATATGCTATGGAAGAAGTTGTTAATGACCTTTGGGCACATCTTGGTTTTGTTCTTCAATGGGCTAAATACGGTATTAATGTTAAACCTAAAGAAAATGAATAATCATGCTGAAAATAAACGGTTTATTATCTATTGATACTTGGAATAACTGTTCTAAAGTAGTTAATCCTAGAAATCCTAATAGGATTTATCAATGCGATTCTTTATGTCGTATGCAAGATAAAAATGGCGGTAATGCTCTTCATGTAATTCTTAGAGAAACTACTAATAATGAATATGATGGAGAGAAAACCGTAGTTGAACTTAATCAGTTCATGAATACTTGGAATCCTTATGTTGAACCTGAAAAAGAAGAAAATAATGAAATCGCAGAATAAGTTTATGCGCAGTCAAATTCGTAGAGCTATGAGAGGTGTTGCATCACTTCCTAAACTTAAAGCTCGTAATAATATCTATCTGAAACTACAAGAAGTAGAGAAGAAGTATAAGAACGAATAAGTAATAATCATTTTAGTTATACATTATGAGTACTAGTAGAAATACTAGTACTCTTTTTATATTATGGCAAGAAAAGTAAGTGTTAAAGTAAAAGCATATCAATCAGACGGATTAAGTAGACATTGTGGAAAGTGTGATTATAATCCTTGTTCTTTAGATATGAGAAGATTATGTACTAATCGCTTTGTTGAAGGTTATATCAAAGGATATGCAAGAGCAAAGAAAGATATTAAAGAAAGTAAATGAACTTAGAACTATTAATAGTAGCAATACTATTGATAGTTCTTTTTTTTAAACTGTACTTGGATAAAACCAACGTATTAATGATAGTTGTATTGCTGGACTTATCCACGCTCGCAAAGCTCGCTAAAATCCCCCATAAAGGAGTGGAATTATCGGCAAACCTGCTCCTTTATGGGGGAAGAAAGCTAGCCGTTAGGCTAGCGGGATATAGTGAAGTTAATATTGATAATAGTATTTCAAACAATAATACTAACGGCACTGGGGATTGTGTTCATGGAGATGTTCTTCGTTAGATAGAACATTTGGGAACTTTTTGGATATAGTAAGGTCATAGACGGAGTAAATAGTATTCGGCTCTTTTTCGGGTAGTGAAGCTAAATCAATCTCTATTGACAATCATTCTACTAATCCTTGTAGCTTTGTTTCTATTTATCGTCCGAGGTTTTGCACTAGGGCGGAGACACTGCCTAAATGAAATAATACTTATAAGTACTAAGACTAATCGAGTTCCCTAGCTCTCCACACTACACGCAACTAATCTAGTTAGTCAGATAGCAAATGCTAAATCCCGTACAACAGTCCGAGACGGTAGGTACTTGTTCACTGCAAAGGTAGCAATTATTTTGATATAAACAATAAGCCGGACTACTTTCACAAGCAATCCGGCTTTTCCTATGAGTTGTAATATTAAGTAGTTAGTTATTCTTCATCTTCATCAGTAATCATATTAGCAACAATTTGACCTAGACCACTAAATGGACTACTACGAACTTTATAGTAACTGTTGTTAGCACCAAGTCTTTGATGTTTTATAATTTGATTAACTAATGGTATCTGTTTCATTATATTAACTTTAAGTTTATTCTCACCTGAATAAGTACCTGAATTATAATATAAATCATCGGGATTACCAGTAACTATATAACTACAACAAGTCTCTAGTAATTTAAGATTATCAGATGCGATACTTAACGCAGCAACAGGTTGACTATATAGTTTCTTACCTTCATTAGCCATACCCCATGGAGTGTATTGAATAGTTTCAGACATTAGACGGTCAGCACTATATAAGATATAATCTGCTACTTGCGTAGAATCATCGTCATCGTCAAGTATTAACTTACCAACTACGAATAATGCTACTGCTTTAGTAATAGCTATCCATTCACCCAAACATCTACGAATATTAGCTTTATCATATTCAGGTAGAATATTATAATAAGTAGTAAGATTAGCTACAAAATCTGCATAACCTTTAGCAATACCTTGAAGAGTACGAACAGCTTGAAGTTCATTATCGTTATTTAGTTCATAATACTTCTTAAACGGTATTGCTATAAACTCTCCTAGACTAACATAAGTACCTTTACTTATAGATTCTCTAGTTTCATTATATATACCATCAAAGTGTCCTAGTCTATAACCAAATCGTTTTTGATAACCGGGAACTAAGTGTTTATGGAACTGCATTAGTAATGCCCCCCACCATGATTGTTGTAGCTGATTAGCGCCAATCTTATCATAGATACCGTGTATCTGATGATTAACTGATATAACCTTATTACGGAAAGCTGCAATATCATCATTAGTAAGACCACTATCTTTCTTTAGAGTAGCAACACCATTCTTCAATATAAGACTTTCTCTAAATGAAGGATGCTGTTCAAACTTAATTCGTTCTTCTTTAGTGTCTTCTTTATAAGTAGTTTTAAACTCTTGCCTTAGTTCTTTAGAAATCGAACGTAAGAAATCAGTTATTATATCAGCTTTAAACTTAACATAACGTTCTTTCTCAACGTAAGATTCAAGTACTTTATCTTTAAAGGTTTCATATTTAGAAACTAGTTCGGGATTATTCTTACGAAGAACTTTAAGTAATGCTTCTTCTCTAAGATTCATAGCATATTGTTCAAATGACATTATCTTATTCTTGCCATCAACATTGACTACTCTATGAGAATGAAGCATAGCTAATAATGTAGTATTCTGCATATAATGCTCACCTGCTGTCTGTTGGATAAACAATAGATTTTCTAGTTTACCCATAGGATTGTTACCTTTACCATAACGTTCTGTTACCATATCAGATTCAATAACATTGAATAATCTAATAATAGCATTAGTTTCATTATTAGTAGTTTCATTATAGGCATCTGCTAGATAACTACCTATATTCTGCATCCATTCGTTCTCACCTTTACGGAAGTCTTTGTATTTAAAGAATTGTCCGGCAGCCATTTCCATTTGTATCTGTGTCTTACCATATAGTACATTGGCAATACCACCAGTAATATTTAACATCATAAACTTACTAGATACCATATTACGCATAACACGAGATACTTTAGAACGAGTACCTTCATCCATTTCAAATTCATTAAATACTAACTTACGAACTTGATTCTCGAAGTGTTTAACTATATTTGAATCGTCACTCTTAGTAGTACGTATTTCTTGTTTACCAGTAATTCTACTAAGTAATCTATTATCCATAAGTTTATCATTAGGATTTCTCTTAATAATATCCATATTACGTAATTGATTACTAGTAATCTTAGCTAATCTAGCTATATCATTACGAGTATTAAAGTTATACATACTATCTATAAATGAATTAAGTCTTTCAAGAACATTTGGATTATTACGTTCTGCATTCTCCTGTGCTCTTTGTTTACGTAACTCATTATTCTTAGCTTGAGTTTCACGAACATAAGTTAGATATTCTTCTTTAGTTTCTCCTTCTTGTTGTTCGCGAATAGGAAGTAACTTAACTTCCGATAAACTATGAAGCATAGGAGCATTACTAAATCTCTTATATAGATTAAGTTCTATATCAGACTTATTAGGAGTATTATACCAACCATGACTACGTTTAAAATCTTGCCAATAGTCAGTAAAACCTTGACTAGGTTGTTCAACAGCTTGATTAGGCAGATAACCACGATTAATATAAGTACGACTACGTTTATCTTTAACAAGTTCATTAAGAAGAGAATCTACTTCGTTATATAACTGTTGCTGATAATTATTCATTCCATAATACTTATCATTACGATATTTATTAGTAGAAGGTTGTAGTTTAACTTCATCGTAGTTAGGATTCTTATACTGCTCTTTAACTTTAGTTTCTAACCATTTGTATTTAGCACTATATTCCATGTTGTTAGCTTCATCCTTAACTACCATTTGTCTCCAAATAGGCAACGGTTCATATTCTTTAGTAATAGGATTAACAACATGGTTATCAATATACCATTTATCAAATACTTCTTTACCCATCTTATTCATAGCTACATACATAGCTTCATAATAAACAGTATTGATATAACTAACATGGTTATCTAACCATTCTTGAGCTTTCTGTTCATTTGGCTTAACACGACCAACGGCAGCAGCAAACATTTGTTCCTGATGTTTCTTTAGATTAGCTATTTGAACATCTGTAAATTTAGTACCATCAATAACACCTTCTGAATCATACTTACCATAAGCCATAGTACGAACGAAACTATCAAAAGGATTACCTAGACGAGTATCCATATAGGCTTTCTTTAGTTCATCTAAGAACTCTCCTTTTAACTTATAATCGGTATTAGCCTTTAACCATTCTACTGATTCTCTATAAGTTTCAGAAGTTTCAGGATATTGTAAACCTTCAATAGCTTGTTTATAACGAATGGTAAAAGCATCTTTAGGTTTACTTTCTTTATACTTATTATTTAACTGACGTCTACGTGATAAGTAATTATTAACAGCATTAGCTTCTTGATAATTCTCTTTATAATTACCGTCCATATCAATAGTAGCTCGCATTTCTGCTAACTCATGTCTAAGCTCTTCAAGTCTTCTTGCATTCTGAACAGTAAGAGTACTATAATCATTATCAATCATCGTACTTAATATATCTCCTTCCTCATGTAATATCTTCATTAACTTAACATAAGTTTGAGGATATTTATTAAGTATTTGGTTCATATCATAGTAGTCTTGATAGAACTCTTTATTGTACTCACGTTCTACATTATCTATTAAGAACTTCTCTAATTCGTCTTTAGCTTTCTTATATATAAGACCGTCCCGACCATTCGGGTCGTCGATTTGAGCCAGCTTTACAGCCTCTTTTAGCGACCTTAATTTGTCGGTGAACGATTCATTATACGGCAGCAAAAGGTTGCCATTTTCGTCCAAAATATCGTTCAGAGACACGTTTATACCGTTGTTTTTTGCGTCTTCGATAATCGTTGAAATAGCGGTAGTAAAGGCTATCTTTTTATCACGAGCACTAATCTCACTAGCTCTTAACTGATTCATCATTTGTTTTAGAACTATCTGAACTATTGGAATATGTGTCTCTTGACCATCGGCTAGCCAAAACTGGAAGAAGTTCTCATCTTCAAATGCTTCTGTAATACTAAGCATATTAGATTGAACACGAGGGTCACTAGAAAGACTGGTAATATAACTATCAAAGTACATCTTAGTACTACGTTTAACTACATTATCTAAGTCTTTAATACGTTTGAACTTATCTTTGATTTGTTTAAGCATATCATTAGTTCTACGTAAACCTTCTATTTCTTCTTCTGTCTCACTTACACTATGAGCTTCATCAATATCATAAGGTTGAATAGCTTCAATAATAGAATAATCTTCTACAAATCTATTAATGTCATCTAGGAACATTTCATAACGAGTACGTAATGTTTCATCTTCTAACATACGGTCGAATAACTTCTTATTAGTTATACCCCATTTCTCCATTACTATCTTATTACCATTTTCGTCTAGTTTATAAGTACCATCAGGATTAGTAACATAAGTAGTATAGAAATTATGAATATCAAATAAGAAATCATCAATACGTCTATTAGTATAACCATTAATAATTTTCAATGCTTGCTCACGTAAGTTATCGTTTAACTTAGTAGCTGTATTAGAACGTAAATCAATAGCAGCAAATGAACGGAAAGCGTCATTAAGAGCTGCTTCTTCAACATTAGCATTACTTCTTTCAACACTTTCAATTACACGAGAAATATATTCGTTAATTTCTCTATCATTATCTACTAATGCTGATTCAAGTACATCTTCGTTAATAAAGTTTTCTTCTGTCTGAACTCGAATAATATTATTATTAGCGAACTTATCTAATCTAGCATTTTCTTTAACTACTTGAGTTAAAGCATTACGTCTAGGAAATTCTAATTGAGATACACTATTGATAACAGTCTTTTTACTATATGAATAATCAGGAGCAAGATTAACTGACTTAGTAGTTATACGTCCTAAGTTAGTAACGATATAAGCATTGCCTTCTTTTTCATATCTGAAATATCCATTAGGTCTAAAACCAGTATTATCTATTACTGTTTGTAAAACAGGAACAAATCCAATACCATTAACATTAACATCATTAATAGTTTGATTAATGCTAGCTTTAAGTTGAGCATAATAAGGAGATTCAGAATTATCTGATTTCTTCTTTCTAAGTTGAACTTCATTAGCATCTAACTTAGTCATAGCTGCTTGTAATCTCTTAGCTGCAATATCTGCATTATTACGTTCATTAATAATCCTACGAATATTATTATAATTCATATTAGGAGCAGCAACAACATAATCATGAACACCAGCAGCATCAAGAGATTCAATAGTTTCCAATAAAGCATTGTTATCAGTAATTGCCACAATGTACTTGCGAGAAGTATTAATTTGTTGCTCCTTTATGGGGGAAGTCAAGACAGTACTATTAGGAAATATTTCTTCAATTAATGTATCAGCTCCCTTTTCAAATACAATAGGAAGAACCATAAACTTACGAGTATTAGAAGTAATACCTATATTTACAGAACTAATAAACGCAGCATCATACTGATTAATAGAAACATCTTCTAGTATATCTAATGGAAGAAACATTCTATTATTATCAGGATTAACGCTTACTTCTCCAATTTCGTTTTGTTCTAATGGATTAGTAGGTAGCATATAAACAGTATCATTATAATATACTAGTTTATATAACCGTAGAGTTTTGTCATTATCATTAGTTTTAGCATAATGACGGTATCTACGATTATTCTCACTACCAGTAATCATTCTACGTTCTTGCGCTTCTTTAAAGCTAAGTTCACCAACACCTAATCTATTAAACGTTATCTTATTAGATTCTTTATATTTCTTATTCTCAAATACTAATACATCAGGATTATTAGGATTAGTTCTAAAGAATAAGTCACGTAACTTCTCAATAGTAGCTGCATCGTTACTAGCTCTTTCATAAGTTCCTGTCTCACTACCATATTGAATCATGCTATTAATAGCTCTATCTGAATCGTTAATAATATTAGTAGCTGAAGAAACTCCATTATCAGAATCAATACCAGTATCTTGTCCATATAATAATTCAACAGGAATAATTTTACTAACCGTACCACCTTTAAACTTATAACCTTCTACTACCATAGAATACCTTATCAAATCCATAGTAGCAAGTTTAATAAACGGATTATTGTTATGCCAAGCATTACGGAACATTTGATATTGAGATTCAGTAGATATAGTACTATCGATAATAGTTATTTTATCATAACTATTACGACGACCTTTATATTCGACGTTTAAGTTCTTAAATAGATTATTGTCAGAAGTATATCTTTGAATCAATGCTACTTTATTAGCAGGAGATAGTTTCATAAATGCTTCTACATTCTTTTCAGACATATCAGACATATCGAAACTACCTACTATACCAGTATATCCATATAATCTAGCACGAGTATCTTGTTGACTACTAATAAGATTTAGATTATAGCTAGGTATAAACTCGTTATCACTTCTAGTTATGAATCTGTTAGTATTAACAAAGTTAGACTGTGCTTGGCTCATATTAATAATGAAACTCTCTAACTGCTGAATAGTTTGAAGATTACGAATACCAAACTTACTAACTAATTCACGGAATTGCGGTGTTTGAGTTTTGAATATCTCACTATCACGAATAATCTTTTCAGTAGCTATACAACTATACTTTAACTGATAATATAAAGAAGGATATGCAGATTCTAGTTCATCCTGATTAATATCATTAATAGTATTGAAATTAGTCTTAGGATAAATAGCATCTATTAGATACTTGTTACCTTCTTCTGTAACTGCTTTAAGAACAGGTTGACCTTTTTTTATACGACCAACATTATTCTCCTTAATATCATTAATACGATTAATAACATTATCTATTTCATTAGCAGATTTACCAGCACCAAACTTATCACTAGTGATAACCATCATATTAGAATTGATTTGGTCGCCTATCTCTTTGAAATATTCAAATGCTCTTAACGCTTTAATTTGATATATAAGATTATCAGTATTATTATAACTAGTACTTTCTACATCATCTTTAAGATGTTCTCTTAATTCAGTTACTTTTATTCCTTCTTCAAGAAGCTCATCTTCATTAATCTCTATTCCTCTGCTCTCAAGCATTTTCTTAACATCTTTAAGACGAGTCTTTTTAGTAATACTATTAGCCGGAATACCAACAGTTCTAGCTAATCTTATATACATATCTCGTCTTAATCCAATAAGAGGATTAAATCCAGTTTCTCCAAATACATTATCGTTAGCATTTTGTCTAGCAATAAGTTCAGTTATTACTGGTTGATTAATAAATAGAATAGATGTTTCATAATTAGCACCACAATCTACAATAGATTTATATACATCAAAAGTATACAAGTCTACGTTAGGAACACCACCTTCTTTTACACCGTCAAGAATAAGAGCAGTAGTTTCAGAAGAATAAGGGGTAATCAAACGATTATCTATATTAAGATTATCATAACTCCAACCTAATTGATTATGGTCTACTGTTACTTCTTTACCTTTTCTAGTTACATCTCTAAAACGTTTTCTTAGTTTACTTTGTGCGTCTTTTGCTTCTTTCTCTGTGCTATATGTATAAGTAAACCTAAAACCACCGTGTGCACCGTCAACAATAGTTTTAGCTTTGTTACTAATAGAGGCGAAGTTGTCACGATTAACAGAAATAGCTTTAAGACGCGCACCGGACATATTAGCATCACGATACCAATTTTGAGCAATTACTGAATTAATATTACGATAAGTCTCTGATAAATCTTCAAAGATATTAGCCTTTGCAGCTTTAATATCTTCAAAGTTACTAGAAGATAAATTCTCACCAATAGATACTGGTAGATTCATTATCTTAATAAATGTATCTACTATCTTATTGTTACGAGCATCACGAGTATTCTGTTTAGCTACTGTTAGCTTGCTAAATTCTTCAAGAGACATAGCTCCTACTATTTCTGCTCTAGCATTAATAGTTTCTTCTAATCTAGCTCTACGAGTTTCATCAGCATAATCAATAGCTAATTGTTCAGCATTATCTTTTACATTCTGATAAAATTCTCTTTGTTCATTAATAATAGATTGAATATTACGATACTGTTGTGCAAATTTAGCAATAGCTTCATTGTTCTTATATTCATTCTCATAAAAATCCATCTTACTTACAATAGCATCTACTCTTTCACCAAACTTTAATTCTTTTGATTTAAAAGTAATAGTAAGATTATCTTTTACTTCTCTTGGAAGTTCTGCCCATGTTTCATCTGTTTCGGCTATTAAATCTCTAACTTGGTCAGTTAAGAATTTATCATATTCTTCATTAGCTTTACGAACAGTTTCTATTGCAGCTTTACGAGCTTCTTTAAATTCTTCTTTAGTAAATTCAGAACTAGTAGCTTTACGAGTTTCTCTATCTATTAGAGAATTAACATAACCAATATATCTACGATAAGTACTAACTTCATTATCGCCATCAATATATTCTACTTTATGAGGTTTGCCTTCTTTATCAAAATAAGCAGCATGATAAATACCATAGATACTATCAATATCAAAGTCAGCACCAGTCTGTAATACCCATTCATTAGGAACAACAATAGTAGAACCTTGAGATTCATCTAATAAACCTACAACTTTCATTACTGCTACTGATTGTTTGCCTTCTGTTGGAATACGATAACCAATCATAGTATCGAGTCCAGCAGATTGTAAATCTTCAAGAGTAACTTCTTTAATTAGATTACCTTCTGCATCATAAGTATTATAAGCCTTTACCATCCATTTAGGTAACAGTATCTCTACTATCTGACTACCGTCTTTATGATACGTTAGTTTACGACCAAGAGAATAACCGTGTTTCTCTTCTACTCTAGATTGCATCAAATCTCTTAAATCACTACGACCTGATAGTTCGGTCATACCAATATCTGAAACTTGACTAGCATGAAATCCTGGAAGTACTTGTCGAGTAACACGATTAGTAAATATACTATTTACAATATTTTCTATCTTGCTACGAACTAGATTAGTCCAAGCAGGCATATAAGGCAATCCGGTTTCAGGATTTATTTCAGCATACTTACGATAATTACTATCTAATCCTCTACGAGTTAACTCATCCTTAATAAGAGATATAAACTGATTATTATCTATCTTAGCTTGATTACCTTCATATACTACATTACCTTTAGCATCAATCTCTACACCAATACGAGAAGCAGCATCTTTAAAACTATCTTGAATATTAGCAGTAAAGTTATCAAAGAAATCTTTAATAAGAGATTGACCTTCGGGAGTATTACCAATATTATCTATTAGTTTCTTAACAATCTGCAATCCTGCCTTATTCTCACCATCCATGTGTTGAGGAATATCTTGCTGTGTATAAAGATTAGAATACCAACCAGTTTTATACTTAGTTTGAATATCCAAGTTAAACTGTTTCAACCTTTCTTTAGAGGGGAATTTCCCATGAGAATCCCAAAATTCTAGTACTCTATTAGTAGTAGCTTTTTCAGTAGTAGTAAAGTTAACCTGACCTATATTATTATCAGTCATATATTTAGCTAAAGCAGCAAGTTCACTATTGCCTAAGAATCTAGGTATAAGTACGAACTCTGCATTTTTAATCTGAATAGGATTAGCTAACTTAGCATCATTATCTATTTCTAAGTCATAATAGAAGTTCTTTTGAACTTGTATCTTCTTAGATAATTCTCCTAACTTAACATTGTCAATAGGCTTAGTTTCGTCATAAAGAGCTTCGATTAAATCTTTATAACTATCATACTCTCCACGTAGATACATTCTACGAACAAATTCATCAAGAGTAATAAACGATTGAGCATCTGTTACTTCTGACTTATCTTTAGAGAACTGTTTAAGTATAAAAGCTCTAGTCTCTTTAGATACATTAGCTATATCTAATTGCTTCTTTAAATCATCGAGAACTTTACCGCTACTTTGAACATCTTCAATAGTAATATATTTGAAACTACTATCTATACTAATAGTCTTATTAGGAGCTACTGTTATATCTCCCAAATGCTTTTGTACATTATATAAATCATATCCTGCATAAGCTAATCCTCCGGCTTGATATTCTTTGTTACGTTTAATAGTATCACGAGAATCTTTATAATATGCTTCGTCTCCGAAGAACATATCATTTAGATTATTATATTGAATCTCATAGTTAAGAACCATTTCAGCAATAAAAGCATTGAATGATTCTTGGCTAGCGCTCTTATACTTATCTACAAACTCTTTATCAGAACTATATTTAGCAATAGCTTCTTGTATTCTATAATTAATATAGTTATCTATATAATTATATACAGAATTACGAAGTCCACCAGTAAGTCTAATATTGTACTCTCCATTCTCATCTTGTATTAGCGATATTTCACTATTCTTTCCCCCGTAAAGGAGTGAGAATACATTGTCTCCTTCGAACAACCAATTCATATCTACACTTTTGGCTGTCTCACTATTATATCTACTAAGATTCTTAACTTTATCAATAAGTAAACTTCTAAACTTAAATACATTACCAGTAGGATTGCCATTGCTATCAAGAATACTTTTACGATAATGATAATTAAGTCTAGCTTCTGATTTACGTAAATCTTTAAACTCTTCTTTTATCTTAGGTTTACCGTTCTCATCTGATACAATAGTTACTACTCCATTCTCAACAGTAGTCTCGAATAAGAAGTTGATAGCTTGTGCCATTTCTGCTAGTTCTTTAGCATAGATATTAGCATAAGCTACATATATTGGATGTCCATGATTAATATAAGTATTATGAATATTATCTCTAACCAACAAATTAAATTCTTCTTCAAATATTATATTATTAGGAATCTCTCCTTTAAATAATTCTGCTAATTCTCTATTAGTTCTTCCATTAAGATTAGATTTATTAGCATTTCCAGTATATGCTATATAAAAATCTTTTGTTGGATTTTGTCTAGCATAATTATATAGTTTTAATATATTAGCTCTTATCTCATTATCTGTTTTTGGGACTTTCGGAGCATTAACAGTAGTAAGTCCATAGGCTTTACCACTATCAGATAATTTATTATCCATTTTTTCTCCTTGTTTAACTCCAAAATATTTATAAGCTGACAAAGCTGCTCCACCAGTACCTTTATTTGGATTTCCATTTATTCCTAAAGGATTACTACCAAATACAAATATTCCATTATTAGGAAGAGATGTTAATTGTCCTTTATAAGTTCTACCTTTATAAGTTTTATTAAACAAACCATCAATATCTAACTTATAACTATTAAATACGAAAGTCTTTGGAGCATCAGAAGGTGTTTGGGTAAAGAACTTAGATTTCTTAACTCCTTTAGCCATCTCATAGTTATCTCCGTTGTTAGCGTATTCATTTAGAGTAATAATATCCCATTCAAGAGCATTAATATCTTTATAAGACTTAGCCTTTCCTGTAACTTCATTACTAACACCGTTATATAATTGTGCGCCAAACTCACGATAATATTCAGTAAGTTCGTAACCAGTATCAGTAAGACGAAGCAGACCAGGAATTACTTTACCGTTAGATAAAGTTTTCTCAATAAGTATATTACTGTACTGATATTGAGGAATATTAGTAAACTTAACTAGATAATCACGAAGTTCAGTATTAGCAGTTGGATTATCATTGTAACGATTATCGTTAATTCTTTCAAAGAATTTACTAATATAATTATTCTTTAGAATATCACTAACTAGATTATTCTCTGCATTAATACTATTAAATTCAGAATCTACTATTTGATAGTCTTTAAATTTATCAGATATACGATTAGCTATATTATTAGCATAACCACCTTTATATTGTAGTTGAGACTTATCAAACGGAACTACTGTATATTCTTCATCATTCTTAGCTTTACTATATTCGCCTGCATAATATATACGTTGTGCTTCATTATCTATCTTTAATATATTAGATGCATTAGCTACAACTTTATTAAATTCTAGCAAATCGTTGATAAGACTAGTGATATTAGAAAGTTGACTATCACCGAAGCTACGAATGTAGTTAACAATACCCTGCCTATTGATGCCGAAGTTATATTTATTAAAGATTGCCGCAAGCTCTTCCGAGATTTCTTGTATTTCATTTGTATTTGAATTGTTTAATGTGGATAATCTATTTTTAAGTTCTTCTAATACTGCAACATCTCCATTCATAATAGAAGGATTATGAACAAGAGAATCAAAACTATTAAGTATCTTATTTTGCAGATTAAGTTTAGGGAAAGTATTACGATTCTTAGTCACTACATTAGAACCGTCTGCACTTTGAATTACTTCATTACGTTCCCAAATAGATTGTTTTAGTTGAGTAAATATCTTATTTCTTATCTGAACATTAGCTTCATCTTCTAATAGACGAGCGGCATATTCTAAATGAGATACTTCTTCAAATCTTTCAGCAATAGTATGAAAACTCTCTACCATAGCTTCAACGCTAGAGAAGTTACCATAGTTATTCAATGCTTTAAAAGAACTAGAGAACCCAGTACTTTCAGCTATACCTGAATAAGTATCGCTAGCTGTATCAGGTTTTTCATTAATAAAAGAATTACTATTAGTTTTAGGTAAACGAGCAAACCATTCTTTTACTTCTTTACTAACATTCTTATCAATGTCTTTACGTTGGTCAGCTAGTTCAGACCAATCAGCACGTAAAGAAGCAATAGTTTCAGGGTCTTCTTGACGACTACCTTGTTCACTATCTTCTTTAGCATCATCATTAGTTTCATAATCCTCGTTAGTGTCTATACCAAACTCTTTGCTAAGACTAATAACTTCGGGTGAATTAATAACAATATCAAATAACTCATTACGGTTATAATTACCACCATCGTAAAGATTACGAATAATAGTACCGATATAAGTTTTTTGTTCTTGCGTAAGTTTCTTATCATTCTCTTTAAGATGTCGATTAAGATAAGTAATCATAGTTAACTTTACAGCAGCTTGAGGACTTAACTCATTACCAGCTTTATCCTTTAGGACTTCTTTCTCACCTTTATGCTTTCTATTAGCAAGAGCTTTACGAATACTTCCTTGACTCTTTAGATAAATAGTACTAAGGATATTAATAGCATGGTCTTCCTTTGCTATATCATTACCAAATACACCAGTTCGTGAAGTACGAACGTTCTGAACATAATCTTGAGTATTAATTGTCTCTCTGTTATTATATGCTATAATAGCATTAACAGTGTTTGCATCAATACTCTCTTCATTGAAATCTCTACCAGTTTTTTCTTGATACCACTCACGAAAACTAGTATCTTCGATAGTAGCAAGATATTCGGTAGACTTTCTAACATCATTATTAGTAAGCTCTAATAGCTTATCTAATTTAGGATTACTAGGAGTACAACTCATATACTTTATATTATTAATTAAGTAATTACTAACAGTATCAAAGATAGCATTATTATCAACACTATCAAATATATTTATCGAATAGTCTGAAACCGCACGTTCCGAAGGCTACCGAACGCCCGTAGACCGCAAAATTCTGCCGAAATTCGCATTTTATATAGCGTCTCGATAGTAAGATAGGGAAAACAGAAAAGTCCCGTAGGCGGCTTTAGAATGGCTCATTCTTAGGCTTTCTACGGGACTTTCGTCTCTAGGCTTATCTTAGTTAACTACATACGAAACTAAGCTCACCAGTGTCAAACAAATGGCTCACAATAGCCTTTTGACGACTACTTAAACCTTCCACTAAGCTATCGAAGTTATCGACTTGTCGATAGTTATCACTTATAGCACTATCTAAATCTAGGTCTATATCAGGAATATCAAAAACATCATCAGTAGGAACACCTGTATCTTCTTCTGCCCTATCGAATACATCATCGTGAACAGTACTTGTAGTACTAGCTGTATCAGATGTTTCTAATCCAATAGTAGATAACCGATTGCGAATTTCACCAAGTAACGTATTATCTATATTACCAACTTTACCTATAATCTCTACTAAAGCATCAATAATCTTAGTAAATAGATTATTAGATTCAGTACTAGTTTTAGAATCATATTTAATTCTAGCAAGTAATCTAGCAAATGTACGATTAGTAATAGCTTCAACTACAAACTCCTCAATAGCTACACTTCTAGGTTTATCACTATTTAAGAATCTTCCGTATTCTTCTACTAAAGCAGAATCCTGATTAATGAAACTACTAAACTTATCATATAGGTCACCAAATGATTGCTCTATATTAGCACGTTCATCATTAAGTAGATAATGAACACCTTCATGTATAAGAGTAAGTACTCTACGTTCAGGTTCAAGAGTATCGAATCTATTAGTAAGAGTAATAGTATTACCACCAGCAACTATTCCTGCAAATCTACCTTTTTCACCTACTATTTCAATATCAGGATTAAGAGCAATACCGGCAGATTCTAATGCCGAAACAACAGATAATAGATTAGGATTAGTAGTATTAGCTTGCGCAACTTCCATAAGAGTACCTACTTGAGAAGCACTATCTTGACTAGCAAGTGGGTCAGGAGTAGCAACAGGAGATACAATTTGCTGCTCCTTTACGGGGGAAATAGCGGCGTTAGCCGCGTTAGTACGACCAGCACTACGACTAGGATTCATAAGAGTAATATTACGATTATATACATCTCCTACATAATTAAAGTTACTAATGATATTACCTTTACTATCAGTAACATTACCTAAATCGGTAACTAGTACTCCGTCCTTAGCTACGAATTCTTCATAACTACTATAACCTGTGTCCATCCATTCATCTTGAAGTATATTAGGTATCTTAGCTTGTAGTTTACCGTCTGCCATTCTAAATAAATTAGATTCACCACGAATAGCTGAATTAATAACATTACGAGTAAGTGTAGCATATACTCCTTCCATCATAGTACTAAAGTTACCATGATTATTAGTAGGAACAAAACCATTAGGCATACGAGCCATAAGTCTTCTAGGTTTAGTTTCACCCGGTATAGCAAATGCTACATTTCTATCAGCAACATTAAAGTAAATAGTAGCTCCAATCTTATTAAGAGGACGAAATGCACGACCTACAACTTCATAACCATAAAGAGCTTTTTGCTTACCTACATACTTAGATATTTCGTCTAACAGTTGTTGATGTAAGTCAGTATTACCTTGTAGAGTAGCATCTACTAATGAATGGAATAATTTATCTAATCCTTCATTAAACCTCTTAGTATATTCAGTAGCTTTTGTTTCACTATTGCTCATAGTGTTCTCACGACTAGTAACTGCAATAAGTCTACCTTCCGAATCTTTAATAGTCATACCAACTACTCCTCTAGGAATACGACTAGCAGCGATAATACTATTAGATTTAATATCGGCAACTCCTCCGTCAACTCCTACTACTAGACGATAACCGTCAGTAGCTTCACTAGTAGCTACGTCTCCAAACTTACGATATATAGGATTACCTTGTTTATCTCTAGCATAAATAACACTACCTGAACTTGTACGACCAACAACTAGACGTTTCTTCTTAGACTTAGTATTGCTAATAGAGGACTTTAAGTTATTAATGTCAGTATAAGACTTCTTGAGTTTATTCATCCAATTAGTCAACGATTCATTAACAATAGCACTAAAGTTAGACTGATTAACATTAAGAGCGTTATTAAAGAATATGATATTATTAAGATGTTTAATTCTATCTAATAGATTAGTTTGAGTATCACCGAATAAACTAGTTAAATTCTGCCAGTGACCATTCTCTTGTAGAGCATTAAGCTGATGTCCGAATGTTCCTTCAACTTCAGGATTATTACGAACACGATATAGACGACGTATATTATTAAGTAGTTGTACAAATTCTTTAGCAACAGGTTCTTCGCTAGCAATAATAGATTGAAGTTGAGTTATGAAATCTATACTATCGTTCTTAACAGTATATCTCCAACCTTGATTCATAACTTCAACATTACCATTGTTATAACCAATCTTAGGAAACTCACCTATCTTAATTCCACGAGACTTAACAATAAGATTACCGTTTTCATCTAGTTCTACATTTACTGTATCATTAGTCTTTAACTGACCGATACGAGAGTAAACCTTACTATCACTTAAATTAACTAAATTAAAGAAGTAACCATTATCTTTAGTATTCTGTTTATCTTCTGCAACAGCTTTATCTAAAGTCTTACTTGCTTCTTGTATAATATCAGAAGGAGTTTTAATCTCTTCATCAACATTAACTATCTTACCGTCTACTATTTGACGATTAGCTAGAATCTTAATATCATTATACAAACTAACAGCTCTAGGATTTAACTGTTGTAGATAAACCATCATATCATTAAGACTAGTAAATGTCTTACCTTCTATCTGATTACCTTGTATTTGATTATATAAATCTATAATTAAATTTATCTCTTCTATACGTTGACGTTGACCTTCTAAGTCATTATCAGATATAGCTGATTCAAGAACATTAGTATCAGTAGGAGCAGATTCATCAGATTTACTAGTATCTACGTAAGTAACATCTCCGATAGCAATAGCGGCATTTAGTTCATCGATAGTAACATCAGCAATAATATTACCTTTAGCATCCATTCCATCAATACTAACATTGCCAAATTTACTAACACGTACGTCTATTGCACTTACTTTAACTGGTTTTCTACTAACATCTCCTAAACTAGCAAAAGGCTTTACTATTGTAAATTCTAAGTTATTAATATTAGCTTTATTTATAACACCTGAACTAGCTTTAGATACTACTTTATCTAATGTCTCTTTTAGCTTCTTTTCTTTAGCAGTCTTTGGTTTAGGTTTTGGAATAGGCTTAACCTCTGGTTCTTCTTGCCTCGTCGCTTCGCTCCTCGCTTCCCCCATAGAGGAGTCTTGTTGCTGATTATTCCCATTCTGTTGCTGTGCCTGACTTTGTGCAGCAAGACTATTTCTTCTCTTAGTAATAGCTTCTCTTAAAGACGCTATATCTTTCTTACCATTTTCTGAATTAGATAGAATACTAACAGCATTAGATAAACTCTTATTGCTAGTATTCTGACTTTCTTCATCAGTAAACGCATTATCTAGTGCTTTCTCAAGATTACCAAGCTCTTCTTCATTAGCCATATTAACAAAGTCATTAAGATTCTTCTTTGCTGACTTAACTAGATTCTTAGCTGCATCTTCTAATTCTTTTTTACGAGTATCTTCAAATTCCTTAGCTTGTTCATTAGTAGTAATAATACGAGAACGATAATTATCTCTACGAATTTCATCAAGAAGTATCTGTCCCATATTATCCATATACTCTGAATTAATAGCACGAACTTGTTTAGATAAACTTCCTAGACTAAAGTCTTTACCTGCTTGTTTAAACAGAGCTACATCATTTTCATCTAATTCTTCTATCTGTTTCTTAATAAGTGCGTTTTGTTCTTGACTACCTTCTATTCCAAGAGCTATATTTTCTACACTACGAACATTATCTAAGAATAAACTTTCCATAGGACTTAAACCTCTACGTAAGTCATTAACTTTAGATTCTATTATCTTAGATATATCTAAGTATTGACTAGCTTGTGCTTTATCCAAAGGATTATTACTATTCTTTAGACTATTATAAGTAGACATTACTTCGCGACGATACTGCTCTAATATACCTAACTGCATACGATTCTTAGCAATTGGGTCAAGAATCTCATTAATAGTAGGAATAGTATTCTCTAATTGAGATTGAATAGTATTAAGTCTTTCTACTCGTTTATTTAGTAAGTCAGCTTCTTGTGCATTAACTATATTTTCTGATATAGCTACATCTAATAGAGCATCGTCTATATTAGCACTACGTAATGCACTAGAATAGTTAATATATCTATTAAGAACATTACGCATAGTCTTTTTTATAGATTGAGTATCTCTATCATATTCTGCTTCATCAGCAAGACCTGCATCTACTAGCTTTTTCTTTAATCTAGGGTCTTCAATATAATCTTCGAGTAACTCATAGTTACCGGAACGAATAGCATTTAAACTAAGAGTAGTTGTGAACTTCTCTTTAGCAGCAGCACGTAAATCTTCTTGTTCTTCGGGACTAACTTTACTATAACGAGTAGTACCTACTGTTGGGTCTTGACTAATAGTTCCATCATCAAGATAAGTGATAGGATTACCTTTAGCATCACGTTCTATCTGAAACGGATTCTCACCATTTTCGATAATCTTCATCTGACGAGCATATTCATTGAATACTTGCTCACGACCATTGATTTCAGCAATACGTTGTTTCTCTTCTACATTACCACCTTTACGATTATTGATAGCTGACATAGCACCACCAAAAGTAATACCTCCAATAACTCCCCATAATGCAGCGTTATATAATTGAGGATTCTGTAAGTACTTCTCTATTCTATCCATAGATACAGCACCATTATATTGTTCAGCCTGACCTAATAGATAACGACCATATAAAGTACCTTCTTCTTGACCTATATAGTTAACAGCTTCTTCAATACCTTCGGATAATTCAGATAATAATAGATTCTCACTAGAATTAATAAAGCGATTTACTTTACCTGCAAAATCTTTAATAGTACCTTTTGCTGCTTGACCTAAAGTTTGACTAGCAGATTCAACACCAGTAGAAGCTATTCTATCGAGAGCTTGATTTTGTGAATAACGAATACGAGGAGTAATAGCACGATTAACTTGACCTAATGCTTTATTAACTGCACGCAACTGCATGTAATCAAAGAATACATTACCTGCGTTATATCCAAAGTTTCGCATAGCTGCTTTATCTGCGACTATAAGAGCAGCTTCTTCTTTAGTTCTTTCTTTAGCTTCATTAGCAATATCAGGATTATTATCTAACCAAGTTTGAAATTCTTCATCAGACATTCCTGTAAATAATGATAACGCTTCTCCTTCTATTTGTTCCGCAACTCCACGAGCTTCTTGATAATTCTCACCAAGACGCATACCAATAGCAGTAATACCATCTTTAGCGATAAGTTTTAACTTATTAGCACGATACACATTATCTAATTTAGTAGCTTTCTTAGCCCAATTCATTGCACGACTTACTTTAGAACTATTACGTCCTAATGCTGCAACACCTTTACCAACAGCTCCAACTCCTTTAGTTAATAAAGCACCAGGAACCATTAGAGATAAAGAACTAGCAATACTTGGAACTTGACTAAAGAACCAACCTGAAAAGTCATTCATATCAAATGCTTTATCAGGATTTTCACGATATATAGGAAATAAATCATCACGAACATAGTCAGATATAGCATCACCTGCTCTAGTAATAGGATTACTAAACGGTTTATCATCCCATAATCCAGCAGTAGCTAAATCTACTAACATACCCATACCACCAACGGTGTCTCCTATAACTGTTCCAATAGTTTGACCTAAAGCATTACCTGCTTGTTTCCAAGCTGATTGGTTCTTAGCACGAAGAGTTTCTAATTCTTCTCTACTTTGATAACGATTAGGTTCAGCACCATACTTAGCTAAAGAATGATAATCTTCCTCTGTTCCAGTAAAGACTTCTTTACCATTAAGATTACGAAACATGAAGTCACCTTGTGCAGCTACATCAGGTTTGTATTTAGTAACAGTAGGAGCTTCTTTAGCCATATTAACAGAATTAGCCCCACTGTCTAGTGGAGCTTTTTCTACTGATATATCATCAAATATATTTGGCATAACTTATTTCATTAAATCGTTCATTTGATTAAGTATCACTTGACTAGGGGATTCACCAGTAAGTCCTGAATACATTCTATTAAAGAATTGGAATACTTGTCTCTTAGTATCAATATCTAGTTCTTTAAGATTACCAGTAGCACCTGCCATAATCATAGCTTTCTGCATGAGAGGACGAGCAATGACTTGCTGCTCCTCTATGGGGGAATTTGCAATAGAACCGTTTCTTGCACTAATAAGATTTATATCCTCTTTAACAGGCGCAAGAATAGCATTAGCTTGATTATTCTGAAACATACGTTGAAATAACTCACCTTCTGTAATCTTAATTACCGGTTCATCATTAGCATCTAATATCTGATAGAAACTACCGCCATCAGTAACAGCAGAATATGTTCCATCTCCAAATTCAGCATCAGATAAACGATAATTTCTTTTAAGTGCATTATTATACTTAATAGAATTAAGAGTGTCCATTGCTTTAACAGCAGGTAGAGATTTGAATCTTTCTATTTCATCATTAAGAATAGCACCTGTAATCATATAGTCTCCGGCTACTGCATTTTGTATTCTTTCTTCCATTTCAGAATCAGGATTCTTAGCACTATTCTTTCCAGTCTTAGGAGTATAAGGAATATTTAAGAATATTCCGTATTCCCCCGTAGAAGATGATGAGCACCAGCCATTATTAATGTTTTTCTTCTTAACTTGTGCTTGAATAGTTTGCATAATAGCATCACGTTCTCTACTATCTTCAACAGGTTCAAGAATTCCTTCGGCATTACGTTTCTTAATAACAATACTTCCAGGATTAGCAATACTAATCATATTCATTACTCTTTCATTGTAGTTCTTTAATTGGTCATCTTCAAATCCTTGACCAGTAGCAACTATATGAGGAGGTAAATCAAATACATTAACATCAACATAACTAGGTGGTAATGATTTAGATATACGTTTAGTTGCAGCATTAGACATTTGTGCAGCTTTTTCATATACGTAAGCAGGAGAATCTTTAGTACTCTTAGCAGTAGTTATTTCACCTCGTCCTATTGCTCTAAAACCTGCAATACCCATAGTAGTTAAACTACCATATACTTTATTTCCATAGAAAACTTCATCGTTTCTAGTAAATTTTTCAGGAGCATTATTACCAGTAGTAAATCCGACAGGACTAAGTTTAAGAACATCTGCTATTTCAGGAGCCAAACGAATATAAGCGTCTTTACTAATACGAATATATTCTTTATCTCCTATTTTACTAAATGACACATCTTTACTAGTAAGTCCCATATCTGTTCTAAGTTTAGATATAATAACGGCTTTACTACTATCGTTAATAGGATTAACTAGAACTGTATCGAAGCTATTGCCTTTAGAATCAGTAAATAACTTATTCATTCTATTAGCATATTCTAGTTGCATAGGATTATTAGTATCAGCCATATCTCCATTACTTAGTCTCTTACCTAAGAACTCCGAAGCATATTGTTCTTCTTGTGTAAGATGTACTTTCATTGCATCTAAACGATTATTAGCATTAGCTATACCTCTATAATAGGTATTAGCTTCATCCAATAATTGTTTCTTAGCAGTATCAGATAAAGTTACATTATTAGCAATACCTGAACGTAGTTTACTATATGCTTCATCTAAAGGAAGAGATTTAGATATTCCATAAGAAGAAAACATATTAGATAATTGTCCATTAAGAGTATTTAATTGAGACTGTACTTTAGCAGGAGTATCAGGTTCTACTTTTTCTTTACCACCAATTGTAGCCAAAGAAGGAAGTAAATCAGGTTCTTTACCAGTCTTAGGTTTAGCAGCAGCTTTACGAGCAGCAGATAATATATTAAATCCTAATTCAGGATTAATTTTACTTTCAACTCTACGATAAGCAGAAGCAGCATATCTAGGTGCAAATAAGTTCTCTTCAAACTCTTTCTGTGACATGATAGTACCATCAGGTCTAGTAACAGTATTGTTCTTATTTCCCTTATTAGCTTTCCAAACATTAACTTTATAGTCTTGTTCAAGAGAAGCACGAGCACCCGGAGTTTCATTTAAAGCAGATTCAAATGCAGCACGAATCTTATCTGCTGATAGTTGTTGAATACCACTAGCTGTTTTAAGATAAGGAACATCACCAGCAGTAATATTACCTTGACCATCTTTAAGATTGCCTTCTGCATCTCCCCATACTAATTGTTCGCCAGAACTAGAATCAACACCAACAGTAGATAATACTTTCTGATATAAAGCACTATAATCTATTTGTTCAACAGGACGATAATTAGGTTGGAACTGATTACCACCTATTACTTTACCTGTTTCATCTACTTGGTCTTGATAATTATATTTATTTTGTTCTAATGTGTATGCTTTAACATCACCGTCATAAGCATTACTATTAGTAACTTCATCTTGGAACTTTTTAAACTCTTGTTGATAACGTTCACGACCAATAAGACCTGGATTACTAGCTACTTCTCCTGCTAATCTTTTAGCAGCAGTTAAAGCAGTGGCATAACTCCCGTCTTGTGCACTAGCTTCTATTTGAGCATTAATATCTCTCGAATAGTTATCGAGCCATTCATTTTCAGCTTCATTTAATTGCTTATTGGCAAGAAATGTTTTAATCTGATTACTAGTTTCAATAGCAGTATCATGTTTCTGTTGAAGAGTATTTAACGTACTATTGTAAACATCTAAAGGAGCGGCAACCCGCTCCCTCTTTTGATAACCTGCTGTTTTAATATCTATCGGCATAGTTATAGTATTTATAATTAAGCAATCTTTTTCTTACCACCACATCTGAATAAAGTACTTCGTATATTACCTAGTCTACCTTTATTCTTTTCCATTAGTTTTAAGAACAATTCCATTTGTTCAGGATTAGCACTCATCATAGCAGCAATAGCATTTTCTTCTGAACGTCTTTTATCTACGCCTAGTTGATAATCTCTAGCTGCACTAGTAAGTCCTTCGATTATATTAGTACGATTATTAGCGTTAGCTTGAATTTTATCATTAGCAGTTTGAACTTTAGAAATAGCATTAAATCTATTAGCTTCATTTACTTGTTGAGCATTTGCAGAAGCTACTTGTTGACGATTTATTGCGTCTTGATTTTGCAATTGAGTTTCAAGATTTTCTTTCTCGCCTCTTAATCTACTTCTTTGACTTAAAGCATTATTAGATATTCTTTGTTGTCTAGCAACACTAGCTACTGAACTAGCAGTATTTCCTTCAACTAATCTATTTTGACTAAGTTCGGATTCTCTAACATCTGATAGTTGAGGATTTATATTAATGCTAGTTTTAAGTTTAGCAGGAGCAATTAATTGAGGAGTAGGGACTTGTGGAGCAGAAGTTTTATCTATACTTCCTTTATTAAGTAATCCACTAATTAAAGTTCCAGCAGCTCCAATTCCTGAACTAATAGCTTCTCCTTTATCTATTCCTTTAAATAGATTAAAACCTTTACTTCCATTATTAGAAGATAAATTCATAGGCTTAATACTAGAAGCACTAGGATTAATAATCTTTGCCCCAGCAGTAATTCCAGCAGAAGGAACATTTTGATTAAGAGCTAACAATCTACGATTAGCACCAGTCAAACTTCCAAAAGTTCCTAATGTAGCTTTCTTATTTTTTAATTCAGGATATTTCTTATATACTTTAGCTTTCACATCGGAACGACCATGTAAGCCTGCTAATCTAAGAGCATCACGAGCATCGGCTTTAGTTGGAATCGGATAACTACGTCCGCCACCTGCAAAATCATTTGACTTAACACTAGGATAAGGTTTCTTATCTGAACCGTAATCTTTCTTACGAGACAAACCACCTAGTTTCTTTTTACCAGTTATTGTTCTCATATTTCTTTTCTTTTTAGTACCATCATCATTAAGACCATTTCTATCTTTAAATGATTCTTGCGCATTAAATACTTTAGAAGGTTCAGCACCTTTCTGAACTAATTCAGCAGGACTATTACCATTAAGTATAGGTTGAGCACTAAACACTTTTAGTTGCTTAGGAGTTATTTGTACTACTTCTTCTCCTTCTGCTTCAATAGAGTTTTTGCCTTTACCGATTATAATACCACCAGTATTATGTTTACGTCCTTTAAGAAGAAACGTATTCTTCTTGATAGGCACAGCTATACCACCACGACTAACGATTGGTGTCACCCCTTTACGGGGGGTATCACCGCCAACTCTCATTAGTTGGTTTCTTATATCGGCATAAGTATCGTTATCAACAGCTGTTTGCTGTGTCATATAAGCTGCTTGTTGTTGATACTCTTGCTTCTTGACAAGACGACGTCGTTCTTCTTCTTGTCTTTTCTGCTTTTGACTATTCAGTATTCCACCGATTAGTTGAGTACCAACAGATATGGCAGCACCGATAAATGCTTTCGGTCTTTGATTAATTCTTTGTACCATTATTCTCTGTATTTATTAATAAAACATTCTATATTACTAAGAGTAACTGCAACATCAGTCTCTTTAATAATTAAGCGAATACCAATATACTTACCATTAATAAGACTGTCTTGTTTCTTATATGGTTTACCAGCAGTTATTATATTAACTTGATTCTCGTCAAGTATTACAATATTGTAATTACCAGTAATTCTATCTATTGGTTCTAGTTCTTCAACTCCTTTTATCAAACTACGGAAGTAATTGAAGTTCCATTTACCTTGCTCGTAGTATGGCTTAGTCATATTCTTTTCATTACGACTAGTTGTTGAAACGTCCCATTCAGTTGAGATACCTGTGTTCGTAAATATAAGAATTTTATTCCCACTATAATTAATATTGTTGGTCTTTTTTAAGTCGTAAGTTATGTAGTTAAGTAACTTAATCGTATCGAACTCTAAGTTAAATACTACATCTACTACTGCACAACCAACAGCTTCACTAATATAAAATGGATTCTTGTTATCATCTATTGTACAATACTCGTAATTAAGATATGGATATAATAGTTCTCCATTTATTTTAGGACTACCATTCTTATATATTACTTTTGGAGTACTATCTGGTATTTGATATAGTTCTGTCTTAGTATTGAAGTACTTACCAGAATAATTATGAGTACTTATCCAATTATTAGCAGCTAAAGAATAGGAGAATGTGAAGACCTTTTCCTCCCCCGTAAAGGAGCAGATAAGCCGATTAGATTCTTTGTCCATTCCTATATTAACAATAGTATTCTTATTAACGTATTTATCTAATACACTCTGAATACCAGTAGTAATATCATTTAGTTGTTTATCATCAAATCTATATAACTTACGTTTGCTCTTATCAAAGAATACGTAACCAACTTCATTACAAGTAAATGCTCCAAAGTCTTGTAGTCCACCATATCCTTTCTCACTAGTAAATACTTCTTGATATTCAGTATCGAAAGCATCTGGCATATACATCTGTACATCTTTGTCTTTAGTAGCAAGAGTAGAATCACGATTAAAGATAAACATTGAATGTTCACAATGAACAATAAGATAAACACCAGTTCCTAGTATATTAATGATGTTACCTTTGTTCTCGTTAATTATCTTATATCCATCAGCAGGAAACTGTCTCCAAGCATTATTAGTAGATTCAGATTGAAGAACATTACTTCTACGAATAAACTTGCCGTAGACTTCTACTTGATTAGCTACCGCATTAGGATTATAAGCATTTATATTAGGTCTCGCATAATCAACATATATACTAGATACTTCGTATAACCCATAGAGAATAGACGCAGTTAATTGTCTATTAGATATATTCACAAAGTTACCAGCATCTCCTCTAGCATAAGTAAAGTAAGTATCTTCTATCTTTCCTACTTTAATCTTAGCACTTGGTAAGTAAGTAAGTTGTTTATAACATCTGACTGCATTAATGTGCATTATATCTCTAATAGCATTATCAGTAGTTTCTAGTCCTACTGCTGTTCTATATATACCGTAGAACTTTCTATCTACCGAACCATATACAGGTTGCCAATCTCCTGAATAAGTAACTCCTGCATTATCAAATATTATAATAGCAGAATCCATACTAATATATCCAGTAACATTTTGTCTCATTCCATTTTCGCCATACTCGTAACCTACTAATGGAAGAGGTTCGCCATCTACATATTTGTTCTGCCCTAGACGTATTAGTTTAACTCCTTCTTTCTTAGTATATATTTCTTGATTAATATAAAGAAGTCTACCTCTAGTAAGTAATTTAGTAGTGGTTGTTCCTTCTGTAAGTATAGTAGTAGAGATTAATTGTCCTGCACTACTATAAGGAATTCCAATTTTAAAATACTGACCAGCATTATTTGCAACAATCTTAGAAGTTATTCCAATTTGTGATGTACTATTAGCTGCATAAAAATCAGAGCTATTTACATGACTATATTCTCTAATAGAATTATTAGCACAATCTTTAACTACATAAGCATTAATAGTATCTCTATTATTAGCTGTTTGTCCATCTCTAGTTTGAAAACTAAGAGTTCCAAGACTAACAAATACATTTGGAGTTCCACTCTTTTTTAGAACATATATATCGTCTGAATAGAATTGATAACTACTAGAGTATACAGCTAGATTATTAAAACTAGATTCTCTAAGAACATCATTGCTAAAACCTTCATCTCTATGTTGGTCTACTATACCATCGCAAATAAGAATACTATCTATTTCTTCATAGCTAATAAAGTAACCTACGAATCCTTCATACATAGGTATGTTCTTAAAAGTAAAGTTTCCTTTTACTTGATGTGGAGTTCTGAATAATCTATCTCCTTTGTTATTAGTAAATGGACATAAGAACTTCATTCTGTAGTATGGACTAGCACTAGTAGTACTTCCATCCATAAACCGTGGGTCAAGATTAAACCAATAGTAATCTATCTTAGCCTCTTCTGCCATTTGAATAAGACTAAGTTTATCCATAATAGTAGTCCCATACCATCCTGGATAATCTTTTTTAGCTTGTTCAATAGCAGCCTTTACATCAGACACTTTAGTATCATCATAACAATCCATCATAATATCGATATCTTTATTAATCGAAGCATTATAATATCTACCTATAACAATTTGTACTGGGTCTTTTACCCAAAAACCATTATTAGTATCTTTATGACGATAATTGTTATTTTCTATAAGAATACCATCAGTATAACTTCCATCAGGATAAACATAATGAATATAGAATCTATAAACTTCATCTTCAATAGGTTTTGGAACACCTATAACAGTTTCTTTTCCAGAATCATCTTTTAATTTATTTCCATGATTGTCTGTTTCATTCCAAACACCAACTTTAATTCCACTAGTATCGAAACTATCAATATCTAGCTTTCTACTTTCTTCTTTATAATTAGCAACATATAATCTATTATTATAGTTACACATTGTTTTGATATTATAAAGATTAAAGTTGTTAGCAGACACTAATATTTCATCAACAGACATTTGAGTCTTACCAGAACGAATACCATATATATCATATTTGTTTTCTTCGTTGAATTGGTAACTACCTAAGTTATAGGCTTCTGTTCCATCTTTATAAGTACAAACATAAGCTATCTGAAAAGATTTAAACTTATTAGTAGTCTTATTAACCATCTCTAACTTAGCATAGATATAAGACTGTGCGTAATCAGTATCTTCCCTTGAATAATCATATAGTTCGTAAGTAGCTGTAATATGAGTAGGTACAGCAACTATTGCTGACATTTTAATTCCTTCAATAGTTACAGAAGACACAGTCTCTTTACTTAATTCATTAGATAGATAAATTACAACTCCTAAATCTCTCCAACTAGTATATTCATTATCTGTTATTTCATATCTAATAAATAACAAGTAAGTTCCCATTTTCATTCTTCCACCAGCCATCTGTCCGTAATCAGTTACAGTAACTTGCGGAATATTAGGATTAAGAGTAAAGATATTATCTGAACCTAAATCAGCATTATTAAGATTTATAACTTTTAGTGGCACATCTTCTCTAGGATTACGTTCACTAATAGCTATGATTAAGTCTCCACGAACATTATACGTATAAGTTCCAAATACTTCTCCACCGTACCATTCCCATGAAGCAGCTACTTTAATAGTCTCACCAGTAAACTCATTATATCTAAATATTTCATTGGCATTAGTAAAGATAACAAGTTCAGTAGCACAAGGCACAATACCAACAATGGTATTATCAAACGTAGCAATAGTTTCTAAAGACTTTTCATTCTGGATAGAATTGCCATCTTTAGAAACTACTATATTAGAAGCATGAGTTATAGAACCATTTTTTATAAATTCTAACCCATCATCTTTATTTAATTCTTTAACTATTTCCATTAGTCTCTAGGTCTAAATGTTGAATTATAAAAGAATGACGACCAACCTTTATAAGCGTTAGCATCTTGGTTTTCATTAATAACAGAAGCTCTAGCTCTGTCACGAGAATCTCTCCATAACAAATATGGATTAACTGGCATAGCACCTTGTAAAGAATAGACCTGATGTTTAATTCCTCTACTTAGTAACTTCCACATACAGAACCATTCAAGTGCTTCAATAAGTTTACCGTTATTAGGAATAACAGGTATATTACAATGAAACGTATCACTATATACAGTCTTAACTGTAAGATAGGATACGGTAACAATATCAGTATCAAAGTTTAATTGGATTGCATTAGCATCCCGAAGATACACGTAATTCTTTCCTTCGTAACCTTCGGGGTCAATCTCAACAGTACGCTTACTTTCACGTTCTCTAGCTCTTTCTCTATCTTGAACGAAATGCTCGGTAGTACCGGAAGAGCAAGAACATTTACCTTTCTTTAAGGGGGAAATCTCGCAACCCTCAACATAAACTTTAAAAGCGTTCATACAACATGGGAAATAAGCAACTCTATCAACAACATCAACAGTAGTTTCTTTTTCTTCATATTGAAGAATACCCATCTCATTCATAGCATCTATACACCAAGCACCCACTCTAGGTATATAATCACTATTCATAATATTGAAATCATTATCAAGTCTTGCGATAATAGTTTCTACGGAAGATAGCTCTTTGTTCATTATTTCTAATATATTTTATAGTGTAACTTGGGTCAAACTTATTAATTAAAGAAAGACGATTATTAATATCAGTATCGACATTAATAATATCTTCAACAGTCTTACATTCAGATAGTATATCATCATTACTACGTTTCATGTGAAGATTTGTTCCATAGAATTTAAACAATGGTCTATTCTTAATTGTACCATCAATCATAAGTAACTTACAGTAATAAGGATTATCAAGATACTCCACATATTTAACTCCTTCGTATTTCTCACCTCTTAGTAAGGCTGCCGCATGGTCTTTCTTATTATAAGGAATAAGTCCTTGTGCAAGAAGATTTCTTTTGTTTAGTTCTGTTTTATAATAGTCAATTACTTTTTTGAACTTAACAACTTTTCCATCAGCAGTGGTAAAACTATCTCTAACTATAACTCTTTCTATGATAAGACAACCAAGTCTCTTTTCAAACTTATAAACTTTTCCTCTTAGAACTTCTTTAGATACTTCTCTAAAGAATAACTTGCAATAGGCTTCGTATTGAGGACGAGTAATGTTCTTACGATGTTTAATTCTCTGCTGTCTTATCTCATATTCTTTTATTTTACGAAGTACTCTAAAGTATTGTTTTAAGTTACGATATATATTACCGTATCTTAATTGTTTAGAAGAATCGAATTTGACGAACTTAGCATCTATTGCTGTCTCCATCTTTCTATCAACATCTAGTTCGTCAGTATTCCATTCCCAATAGTTATAGACACATACATCAAATATAGCTTCAATAGCATTTCTATTCTGTTCAATAGAATATTTGATTTTATATAATAAAGATTTGTATCTAGCTATCTTTTCAGACACGAGAACATAATCCTCTTCGGCTGTCTTTATAAAACTAGTATACATATTTCTGTGGTCGTATCTTTCACCGCTAGCCATAATTATACTTCTATTTGTTGTTTATTTATATCATCCTTAACTGGGACTTCATTAGTTATTCTCTCTACATTAAGTAGATTACGTTTATAGATTACATCTTTGATTCGTTCTACCATATCTTCGGGAATGATAAACTCATCATCATTATCGAAGTTAGATTCAACTCTTTCTGTTGTTTCAACAGGTATTTCAGTAGGTATTTCAAAAGGCGATTCAATAACAATATGTCCTAGCGGTTCAATCAAAGGATTACCATTACTATTAACATATAGATAACCATTGATATAATCATAACTTAGACTAGTACACATTCCTGGCAATGCTTTATAAAATTGAGCATTTGCTTCTTTAATAAACGGAATAGCCATATTATCATAACCAACAGTACGAACACTAACAAAAGGAAGATTATTATCAAGACGAACTGGTCTAGGTATTCTAGTCTTGCTTCTTTTAACTTTATACTTCGTACTTACAAGACTTTGAAATATATCTCCGTCAGGAATATTAATAAGACTTATCCTATATCTCTGCATTAATATCTTATCGACATTAGCATGACGCTCATAAGTCTGTCTTATCTGTTCATTGAATGTATGAATAACCGCACTACGAATAGTTTGTCTCGTAGTAAAGTTATTAGGCTGATGAATAGCATGAGCTATTTCAGATACAATTTGATTTAATGAAGCCATATTACTTTTGTTTTTGAATTAGTATTATAACAAATATAGTTATTATATTGGTATTAACAAGACTTTTATTAATAATTTTGATTCAGCACTATTATCTAGCTTACTATCTAGCTTACAAGCGTTCGCATTGTAAACATTTTTATACACGTGACGCATTTTAAGGCTCACAGAGGCATGCAAGCCTATCGGATAATAGTAAGTTAAGGTTAGACACTAAAATGCAATGGCGGGCTTCTATGAAAGCGTAGGAGCATGGGACGTAGTTTTTATTCCCCCATAAAGAGGTGCGTATACAGTGAGAGCCGACTATTGCTAGCCGACTCTCACTTACTACTCTCACTAATAGTACTTACTTTGGATATTGATTAGGTTCATCATCTTCTATTATAAACTTCTTATAATCTATCTTGAAGAATCCTAGTATAGGTTTTATAACCCATGACCAAAAAACGAAGCTAAGAATAATAGAATTAAGTACTACTTTAACATCACCTAACTTTAACGAGAAGTATATTACTCCCATTAATACAGCACACACAAGAGTTATCACTCTTTTATTCCAAGTACTTACTACTTTATCTCCATTAAGTTTGTCAACTAGTTTAATTACTAGATATGCTAATACATTAACACAGATAACAAATGCAAAATCGAAACTAGTAGCAGTAGTACGTAGAATCTCATTAAGTATATTCCCGAAGTCCATATTATAATAAGAATAATAGAGTACCTAGAATAACACTTAATAGCACACTTGCTATCTTTACATAAGATACAACTTTCACAGGAAGAATAGTAGTAATTTCTTTCCATGCGAATACTATAATAGTAATAGCTATTATAGTTACAAACAACACTTTAACAAATATTCCCATAAGCATTAAGTTTTATATTACAGGTGCAAATATAAGACTTTATTTTAAAAAGAAAAGAGAGACTACTATTATTTAGTAATCTCTCTTTAGGAATATAACAGAACTTGTATTACTTCAATTCATTAAAGTATTTCCAGAGTTTATCTTCTCCGAAGTCTACATCATCGAACCAAAAGCTGATAGCACTCTCGAATATCATATCGTCGAAGTTTCCTTTTCCGAACCATTTCTCGAATAGTTCACAGTAGTCGTGATATTGAGCATTAATAGCTACATAAACATCAGCAACTTCTACTTCATCTTCTAGTTTATCTTTGAATTTACTACAAACTTCGTGAGCTTTCTGCATATCGTACTTCTCCAAACCGAACATTTCGCTGTCTATTACCTGGCGGTCTTGGAAGCGTTGGTTCTGTTGAGTTAAAGCCCATTGATATAAACCACCCTGCAAAGCAAGAGTATCCTCACAAGATTTACTCCATGCTTGGAAAGCAGTAGGAGCACTAGCACTTCCCATTCCAGCACCAACTACATTAATATTTGTAGAACCGTCTCCCATAAGACCTGCACCAGTTCCGAGAACACCAGCAGAACGACGATTACCAAATAAAGCCCAAGCTCCAAGAGCAGTACCGATAATACCAAGCGTAAGACCTGCATTAGCTTTACCGTTAACATCACGGCGACCATAACCGTCCATCCCTGCACCATTATAACCTTCGGGAACGACTTTAACTTTTTCAATTACTTGCATAATAAATAAGGTTTAGATTAATAAATTAAGAATATCTTATAGCAGCTACTATACACTCATAATAAAGGATAATATAAGAAGTTTGACCATTAATCTATTTTAGCTATAAATAATAATTTTATTAAAAGTTAGGTATTGTATGAACAAAATAAAAGCCCTACTTGTTATAAGCAGGGCTTAGAGTTAAGCAATAAAAGTGATGTCACTCCTCTATGGGGGAATCTTCTATTACCTCATCTTCTTTAGGATTCCATTCAGGACTTGACAATAAAGTAGCAAGTGCTTTATTAGAATAAGTTTCATAAGGATATTCAATACTAATAATTTCCAATCCTTCTTCATCAGTAGTAACTGTTCTAGTTACTTTTTCAGGAAACACTTCTTTATAATGTTGGCACTTCATCAATACTTTGTCTTTACTAACATTACTACGAGGAACTAAATTAAGTTCATCAATCTTTGCTGACTTCTCTTCATCTATATCAGCAACAGGAAATACAATGTAATCAATCATAATCTTTAAATATTAAATATTAAACTTAATGTATACATAACTACTGCAATTATAGCAAGTATTATATAAACTACTTTAAGTAGTTTATAAGACATTATTTTCATTTATTCATTTTTTATAAATATCGGGTTAGTTAAATCAATTATTTCATCCTTTTCCATCAGGTTCTTTAGGAAATTAATTTCTAGTAACGAAATAGTCTTAGAATATAGAATTGTTTTATAGATTATTCCTTTCCAATATTTACCAAGTATTAATCCTAGATTATCTCCATTTTCACCTTTTATAATAGGATTACCATTATAACTTTCAGGAGTTAAATAAATAATCTTAGAATCATCTCGTTCTATCTGATCTATTTTACTATAACTATAAACATAGTTCTTACTATTATAATGATAATCTAAAATAAAACCATTTCCAATACTACTTTCATAGATTTTATTTCCTTTAAACATTACAGCAGAATTATTATTCTTAGCATCTAAATCAATTCTTTTTATAATAGCAGTAAAATCTGTAAATATAGGAATATTCTTATTATCACTAAAATCTTCTACACCATCGTATGCAAGACCATTTTCATATTCAGGAAGAACTTCGATAGTTATATCACAATCGAAAACTACTTCACCTTCTACCATAGGAGTAATAAATATTCCTACCCAAGCATTATGAGTTAAATCTAACAATGCTTCTGTTGGAGCAAACGATTTAGCTAATTCGTGAGTACCATTACCTAGATACACTAATGTTTCTTCTGTTGCATCTTCTGTGGCTAAATATCTGTAACCAAATTTACTATTTCCTTCAAGACCTTTAACAGTAACTCTAAAAGCAGGTATTTCTTTTATATTAGTTAACGCTTCGTCTTTCTTAACATAACTAAATAATAAACCAGTACCTGCATTTTTAGCCATAGTTACATGAATTGTAGTACTAGTAACATCAGAAATATAACCATATACACTTGAGATTTCCCAAGTTTTATTAGCACCAAATACAACAGGATAACCATTATATCCACTCATACCTTCGTAAGCATGATTATAATTAGTTAAATCATAATCACCTACGGCTACACCTCTTTGATAAATAGTTGCCTTATCTGCATCGAGATTGGTTTTACCATAATTATCCCAGTAGTAAGGCGGTAATTCTACCTTAGCTTCAATACCTACATACTCGTTCAGCTCTTTAATCTTATCATCTGTTGAGATTTTGTCGAAGAGCATGAAGTCGTAGAGAGACATTTTAGCGTAAATACTCTTAGTATAGTTAGTTCCTATGAAGGAATTACTATTGGCAACGTTATAATCATTATTAAGAACTATATTATGAGTAATTGCCTGTAAATCATCTACAAGTATATGATTATTCAATATCCCATCAATATATGTATTCCCTCCTACATTTCTCTGATTATAAGCAATTGTCCCACTTGCAGCAACAATACAAAATGGAGCTTCTGCATTATTTCTTTGGTCATATAACACATGATTAAGACTATTCCAATTCACCTTCATCAACACCTGCTTACCACCGACCGTAGTAGGAATAGTAACAAAGTCGTCTACGCCATCAAATTGATATGAACCATCTTCATTAACTCCACTTCCTTCCGCATAAGCAGAATTGTTTATCTTACCATGATTACCGTGACCGCTAATATCGGGGATATAACCTAATATCTTGTAACTAGAGTTAGGAATACGTAGTAGTCTAGGAGATAGGATACATTTAGGTTCGTTGTTATCAAATATATAAGCACTTTTAACCTTAAATACCATTGTTTTTTCAACAATAACTTTAGAACTAGTTGCTTGATTGCCATTCAATAATAATCCAAATATATTATATATATTAGGAAGTAGATTAGAATCAGCGGCAGAACCTATTCTAGTAATAGTAGAACCAACTTTGAATTTACCTCCCCAAGATACTTCATTACCATTCTCATCCTTGAATCTCAATAGAACTGGATATGGCTGCACAATATCCTCGTATCTAATGTACTCGTCAATTGTGATGTTTATCTTTTGAGGTGTTGTAGAACTTGTTATACCTAGTATATTGTATTCTCCATTTGGTTTTTTATTTATGCCATAAATATCTAATTGTTCACTAACGGCTGCAACAACCTCATCTTCTATTCCTACAGTTGTTATTTGTGTTAATATTCTTTGACCAACTAACACATAGTCGCCAACATTTATAGCTTTCCAACTTGTATCTACAAGCTTATAATATTTTACAGATTTATATGGCACATTACTTTCCACAACAGGATTCCATTGAACCAAGCTACTATCTACTTGAATGTCCATAGTAATCTTCTGCGGAGACTTATCTGTCACATAGCCTAAAATATCATAAGCATTTCCACCTCCCGCAGATGGTACTACTTTAATATCTGTAAGAGATGATGACACAACGTTAGCAATTGTATAAGGGGACTTTAAATTGGTAGTTATACTAATTTTAGAACCTACTGGTATATAATCTCCGGGTTTTAAATTAATCCAACTACTTCCTTTTATATGATAGTATTTTATAGCAGTTATTCTATCATCATGTTTTATAACAGGTCTAAATTCAACCATATTAGGATACAGCGTACCCAGCTTGTGCTTCTTCAACTGACGCTCTATCAAGAACTCGGACATGGAGTAAGGGAAGGACATGAGAGAGTAGATAGCTCCGTTAAAGAATCTTTGGTCATTGCCTCTAAATGTTCCTAGCCAAAGAGTATCACTATCAACTCCTTCGTCTACTGTTAAATCAACATCTCCACATTTATATTTACTTTGATATAACAAAGCTCTTGTAAAATCATCTCTATTAAACGAAGTAACTCCTCCAAAAGAATAAGCCTGTTTACCCGGTTCAACTTCTGTATTAGCTGTCATTAAAATAAAAGCTCCTTGATTAGCTACATGAGATTTAGATGCAACACCAGCTACCCATCTTTTAGATGAAGCATAACTTATACGTTCATAGTCTATAATGAAAGTATAATCCTTGTAAATCGGCATCCCTGTCACCTTACCGAAGTCATTTACTCCGTCTAATAGAATACCTCCTTTATAACTAGGAATAACACTATATTTTATAGAACCTTTTGTTGACTTTGGAAAATACCATTCTGATAGAACAATATTTTCTGCATTTTCGGGAAGCTCTGTATATCTATCTTTAGTATACATTTCTAACTTATGATAACCTTTTCCAACTGATTCATTTATAGGAATACTATGCTTTATTCCATCTACTTCATATTTACATTCGTGTACTAAGAAATTATTATCTTGATAAAGATAAACATTTATAGCATCATATACCTTATTTAAATCAGAATTTCTTCTTATTCTACTTACCCAATAATCATTTGTAGTAGATTCTACAATTCTAGTAAATTCATCTATTTGTGTTATTATTGAAGTTGAAGAAGATTCAGAAGTCCAATCTTTAAACGTTTCATAAGGTTTGGCTGCAATACCACTGCCACCTTTCCAAGCTAGATTATTCATTTGAACATCTCTTCCATTACCACTATAATCAACAAGTTTATCATTAAAGTCAGCATGATTATCATTAGTAATACCTTGTTTACCTATATTACATAATATATCAGGTTTAAGACTACGGTCAAGATTATAGTTACCAATGATAAGATTAATCTCATCTTCGGTAGCTTTACCTAATACAGCAAAAGTCCAATAGTAAGCAACAGAAGATAGTTCAATAAAACCATTTTCAACAGCATATCCTGTTACATAAAACTTGGAATTAGTAATTGGATTTGTATTAGTATTAGGACTATCATGTGCTATATAATCGGCTTTATCTCCTAATATATTATTTATTACACCAATATTTCCTTCTTCAATGTTTTCTTTATACCATCCATATATTCCAGTCTTATCTATATTACTAACTATATTTCTTCCTACAACTTTATTGGCAGTTCTAAGATTATTTGTAGTAATAAAATTACGTTCATTAGTATTAATTTGATGAATCATACTAACAATAGTAAGTCCTTTAGTAACTCCCATTTCTTGAAGAGTCTTTTGACTAACAATCATATCATTTATACCGTCACTAACAAAAGCGTCTTCAAAGTTTGGAATTTGAGTTATAGTTCCACTACATTCATCTGATATAATACCAATAGTAAATCCACAATTTACAGGAGTTTCACCAGTATATTTAGTATTATAACTAATAGGAGTTACATATTCTTCTGATGTAATAACCTCAGTAGTATATACTCCTTCCAAAGTTATATAATTATAATATACTTTACCTTTTCCTTTAAGTTTAATACGAACTTTAAAAGAAGATATGTCTTTTCCAATATCTGATTTATAATACAATAAAGCACAATTAGCATTGGTAATAAAATCAAAAGATTCAGAATCAACAGAAGTTATCTTACTACTTTTAGTCCAAGTAGTAAAATCTTCGCTATATTTTCCAAATCCACTATTTAACTTATATGCAGCATTTAGAATCTCTAAATCTCCTCCTGCATTAGGAATCTTATTCTTAATAATATTCCTATCAGCATCAGTATTCTTTTTACCGTAATTATCCCAAACTCCAATAAGTCTAGCTTTAAGCTCTGGTGGAAGATACGGTCTATCTCCACCAAGAGCATTATTTTTAAAAGGAATACCGATACCTATACCTATACCAGTATTAGTACCCATATTGTAATGTATCAGCTTCAGCGTTATTAACTTGTTTAACTAACTCAACATTCCAACCGGAATATAGAACAGTAGTAATAGGTTCGTCCATACCAGCAAGAACTACTTCAACTGTTATAGGGTCTTCGGTAATGTTCTTTAATAAGAATGGTTCTTTACCACCCATTCCATTAGGAATAGAAAACTCTGCAACAGCTTCAACTTTACCCATTATAGAAATCTGTAAACTATTAGCTGCATTAGCTCTGTTATAAATACGATTATCCATGATAATTACTTTTAAATGATTATTAATTGGTCTTTGTAACCTTCCCCCATAAAGAGATGTGATAACTGTGATTACTACTCCTTTATGGGGGATGCTACAAGAAACTAAATTTTGTTTAATTACACAATACTATTATTAACTTTTTTAATCTGTCATTCCATTAGCCCAATCAGTAGGAATACTTTCAGAGTTACTAAGATTAGACTTTTTCATTGCATAGAATACATTAGCTCTACTAGCAGCATCTAGAGCATTAAGCCAATTCCAAAATTCCGGAACACTACCAACAGTAGAAACGGCATTATAGAATAGTCCTGTAACATTATTAAGTTGCTTATGTTTATTAACATTAAACAGTGTAGAATCTATTTTCTTAGGACTTTTATCTAACCAATCTCCTATATTTTGTCCACTAGCGAAAGCATAACTAATGTTCCTAAGATTAACATTCTTACTAAATAAGTTTCCGTCTACTTGTTGTCTCATTGCAGATGTTGATTCAAACCGTGCAGATAAGAACATCGAAGATATATCTTGTAACTGTATGCAGTTTACATAAGAATCAACAGGTAAGTTAATATTTGCAGGAATAATACAAAAGTAGAACATATTAGATAACGATATTAACTTAGTTAACTTAGAGAACGTATCTACCGAGTAGAACTCTCCGTCTTCTCCATTAGTAACATTCCATTTATATGGATTTAATAATGGCATACGATAGAATGTATAAGACAAATCAGTAGCGTTACTAATAGGATAGAATAAATGTGGCGGAATACGTCCTCTTAATCCATAATCAAGATAATCATATCCAACTATTCCATTAACTCTACCACTACCAAAGAACACTCCATTTACTTGCATATCATTGCCATTAGTGCAATAATAGAATAAGTCAGGAGAACATATATAGTTAAGTACTTTCTTATTAACATTAGCATAAGAAGGTGGAGCAAAAGAACCAGCGTTATCTTTAAATCTATTAGGTATAACAGGAGAACAATTAATACTTCCTGTACTAATTGCACTATAAAGAGCACTGTCTCTAACTATATCTTCTAATCCACTAAGACCATCAACACAATATTCGTTCCAAGCAAGTTCATACTTATCGAAATCTTTATTCAAGATAACTCTATGAATATCTCTATTGTAGTTAGGCATAGTATGTTCGTCATCTAACCATTCCCTAGGGTCATAATTTGGATTAAGAATATACTTAACTGGATTATACTTTTCATTAGGGACTATTATATCTCCGTAATTACTAGGAGTAAGATTACCATAATTCATAGTATAACCTTGTGCTTCTGTACTTTGAAATCTTTCTAAGCAATAAGACATATTAACTATTGTCTTTCTAGGAAGAGTTCGTTGTTTACTATAAGTAATCTCTACTGGCATTTCAGCACTTTCAATCCAATTACCGTTACTATCTATACCATAGTTCTCTGTAATATTTTGACTAGCTGCATCTACTTCATTCCAACCTTTATAGCTAACATTAGAAGTTTGTTCCATATAGAATAGTCCATAAGGAATAGAACCTTTCTTAACGAAGCTAGTTTCTATTTCAGAGAAGCATCTATGAACATTAATTAGTTTACAATTATAGAAGCCTTTACCAGTAAGCGAGTACTTACAATTCTTCATATCATAATATAGATATGATATATTAGTAAGATTGTAATTAGTCTTAAATGAATTAAGAGGAAGCTCAATTACACTATTTGCAGGAAGAACTAGTTTAGAGAAGAATCCAGGTATTTCAACAATAGCACTACAATTAGTAAATACATCGTATGGGAATACTTCATCTCCTTCTTTAACAAACTCTTTAGTAAAACCTTGAAAACATCCTAATGTAGACTGATTAATAGCTTGCTGACTAGTAATGTACTTCAACGAATTCTTTAGTCTAGTAAACATTGAATTATGAATCGGGAAAGTAATAGTAGAACTATCACCAATAGAAAATGAATCATAGATACCATATAAAGCTATTGGGAATCTAGTATTAGTCTTATTCTTAACAGTACCACCAAATATATTATATAAAGAACCTTTAGAACCAACAAGAGATTTAAATGAGCTCCGTATATATTTTAATTTAGTGTTTTTATAGAATAAAGGGCAATACATTACTCCGTCTTCTACATCTTCATCAGTTACTTGATTAAAGTTAATATTACTAATATTGAACATATTAGTTATATATTCCAAGTTAGGCAATTGTGCAAGCAAACTTCCTGAATCAGCTGCAACTAAATTATCTGCAATAGTTTCATCGCTAGGAGAATTATTAATATTACTTACAAATTTAATTGCCCCACTAGTTCCAGTAACATCTTCTAATATAATTAACTTAGAACTTACATTTCCTTTAAACTTAGCTAAGAACGTAGGGTCGGTATATTTAGTTCCACCAAAGTGGAAAGCTGAGTTCATAGACTGTAAACTAACTAGAGGACTAAATAAACCATTATGTTCAGTAGAGCCATAATCATAAGTACTAGTAAGTATCTTAAAATCTTGTGACTGTATTCCCCAAAATATAGAATCCATATTAACAACCTTAGTACAATGATTGAACATAATTCTACGAGGACTATCTAATAAATCCCATTTAATATTTTTAGCACTAGCAAAACAACCATTAAGAGTTGTAACATTATCACATTTATATAAGAAATAATAAACGTCATATACACTACAATTAGTAGCTCTAAACATATTGGTACAATCAGTAGTGCCAATACTAAAGTTAGTAGATAAATCAATATGATTTCTCCAATCAACAGAACCTTGTTCAGTATTAGTATCTGGACCAAACCATTCACCATTATAATCAGGGGTAATACCTTCTACCTTTTCTTTGGGTTCATGAATATAGAATTTAGAGCATTGATTGAATACATCATTACCATTAAGACTAATATGCCCAAATACTCTCTTTAAGTTAGAACAACCAACAAAGAACGCAAAACCTACATTAAAAGGACGTTCCTTATTATTATTAAATTTAAAGTAGTGTACACCTTTAGCGTTTTGAACACTGAATTGTAAGTCGATTAATTGACTAACATCAAATATCTTATTACCATTATAAGTAGGAATTGCAGCATTACCATATTGTATAGCTTCAACTTGACTATTAGTTATATTCAATGCCCTAAGTTTAGGAAGTTCAGATGCAGCTTGAATATCGTTAGCCGTATTAGTATTAGACATATTAAGTGTCTTAATATTAGGAGCACCTACAATATAAACAATAAGATTTCTGTTTGTACATGACGATATATTAATTGTTTCGACATTATTACAATTAGATACATTGAATGTAGTTAAGTTACCATTATTTGTACATACAATAGATTTTAAGTTAGGACATGAAGTAATCTTAATAGTATGTAAGTCTCCTAGATTACTAAGATTCAATTCAATAATCTTATCACAAGAATCAATAGTAACTGTTTTTAATCGTTTGCATCCAGAGAAATCCAGTATTTCCAAGAATGGTTGATTAACAAGACTAATATTTTCAACTGTTGAATTAGTAATATTCAAAGATGAAAGAGAAGCATTAGGTAAAGATACAGAAGTTACAACAGAATTAGATATATTCAAATCTTTCAACTTGGTATACTTTTCTATATTAACCGTAAATGTACCTTGTCCAATGTTACCGCTCCAAAACTTAGTATTACTTAAATCAATATGTCTTACGTCAGAATAGCCTTCATCATTAACGAATACTGTTTCAAATGGAATAGGAGAATCACTAAGAGTATCAACAGAAGACAAGTCTAACTTAGAGAAACTAGGAAGTTTCATACTAGACATGAACCTTTGGAATCTCATTCCACCTAATCCTTCTATATCGTTAATTTGAGGAGTATTATTGATAGTAACTTGTGTATTAAAAGAACTAATAGGAGACAATCTAATTTCAGTAGGTTTACCTTCTTCTAAGAAATATCTAGTATCAGTAGTATTACCAATGTTAACTACAAATATAGCCGGACAATTGGAAGTAACAACTAGCTTAGGATTAGTAGCTTCTGCACCACCTGCCGAGAATGTTCCTTTATTATTATAAGGTTGAATATTAGAAGCATTATTATATTTGAATACCCCATCGAAGAACCAAACACGTTTCTTTAACCAGTCACGAACATATTCAACACGAGTACCATGCAAAAATTCTATATTAGCATAAGATGCTTCACCACCAGCTTCACCAATATAAGCTGTAAGATACTTAACATTATAGTCATAATTAAATAGTAACTCGCCACAATTAATTGTTTGAGCTGCGAAATAATTATCTATATAATTATTAATATCTTTGCATATATTATCATTATTTCTCCATAAGTCCCAAAGTCCTTCAAGAGAATTATCATATACACCAGTATTGGCAAATACAGTATCTCTTAGTACATCCCACATACGAGAACTATAAGTATCATATCCACCGTCAGCAGCGTTCTTAGTAATAACTAATGAATTAACGTTGTTCTTATCATTATTGCTAAACTTATCCAACCAAGCGGTTTTAGCAACAGATTCGAGAGCAACATTATCAACTCCATTAGCCGTATCCATGTCATAGAATCTAATAAACCATTTCTTACTTCCATTAATATCGTAACATACAATAGTCATATTCTTACCAAGAGAATCGACAAGTCCGTATTTTACACATACTAACAAATAAGAGAAAGCATTTCTTATTGAGAACTTAGTATCAAGTTCAGCAGCAAGAGTAGACCAACTAGATTGTGCAGGATATTCACCTTCGGTTTCTTCATATCCTCCTACTGATTCATTCCAAATATACTTCTTAACTGTCGAAGTAGTCATTTGAGCAAAGATGCTAAATAGTTCTTGTAGTGCTCTCCAAACATTATCGTCAGTAACAGGAGCAGTTGGTTCTAACCAGTTACCACCGTTATATTTAAACTCACCTACATGCTTTATAATAGATAAGTCATCTTGCATAAACAAAGCTAACGGCAATATCTTATCACCGTCTACAATTATATTTGCATTTTCACCGAACTCATAAGAATAAACCTTACGCTGGTCTATGTTTCCAAACATCTCATCTTGAGCATAAGCATGATAAGAAGTAACAAAAGCAGGTAACTTATTATTTACATATTCTCCGGCTGTATTCTTTATCTTAGTAGTAAAGTCTTTCATAAACCGGAAACCCATATTATAATAAGCTCCACGACCTAAGTTAAAACTATATATACCAAGCATAGTTTGAGTTTCTTCACCGTCAAACTGAATAAGTAATATAATAGGGAATCCTTCAAGTGTCTGCTTAATAGTTACCTTATCATGAACTGTCTTATCATGAGTATCTACTGGACGGTGAGCTTCTAACTCTTCCATAGGTGGAGTTTTCTCGAATAAGAAATCCGAGTTATCATTAATCCATTTACCAATAGAAGCATTGTTAGCATGAGCACTATCTACAACATCAGCTTTGAGAGTAAACTGTCTTTCAGGAAACCAAGTCTCTTTAGGTTGAAATAACTCATAATCAAGATTATTTCCGTCATCGGCTTTCAACATCTTATCAAATCTTATTTCTAAGTTCTTAATAAGATTGTTCATACTAGATGTACCTTGTTTAGAAACAGCAACATCAGTAGTATATTCAGAACTTGATTTACCAGAAGTCGGACTAAAGTAACTCATAGTACAACCAGTATACCAGTTATTATTCTGTCCACCTATTTCCTCAAATACAGCACGAGTAAAACCAGTATTAGCACAATTAATCAACATAATATCTACTGGAAGTACTTTAGTAGTATCAGAAATAAGACTATTAAAGTTAACATTAGCATAAGTCTGATTAATATCGTCCCAAAGTGTTGAATTTGGTTCAGAATCAGAAATAGAGAAGAAGTTTCTTAACTTCATTCTATTGTATTCTGTAAAATCTATACTACCGTCAGCTAGTAGAGTTGCTCTAGCTTTTGAGTTCATTGCATTGATAACAATCTGTTTATCATTCGCAGGAACACGGAACAACTTAATATCATAGAAGTTAACATCAGCAAAATTCTGAATTTGTCCAGCATTACTAATATCACAACCTAGATATATCTTTGAACTAGTTCTCCAAGTAAAGTCATTCTTTATTTCACGAGCTGTACTAAGAATACCATTAATAAAGATAGCAACAACCATCTTTCCTGGATTCTTATTAACTATAAAATCAACAGTATTAATAACATCTTGTTGTATCTTACAACTCATAGTCTCTTTAATATTACCGTCAGTATAAGACCAAGTAATATCTTCAAGACCTATTTTAATACCTTCCGAGAATTGCTCATCTGTATTGTAATCCCCTATAAAGAAGACTGTTCTATTTGAGAAAGGATGTCTATCTGACTTGAATGTACACGATATACCAAAGCCTTGTCTTGACCAGTTATTAAGAGTAGTAGTATCATCTTTAAATGGTTGTACATCAATTACTCCATAAGCCTCTCCTGATATACGTAACATTGATTGTCCGTTCTTTATTAAGAAGCCTGAAAGAACACCATTAGTATTATATACATTTAGTTCAGTTGTAGCACCGCTAGGTTCAATAGCACCAGGAACTGTAAATGAAGGTTCTTTACTTGTCCAAACTTTAGTAGTAGATACTTGTGGAAAATTTTCTTGGCGAATATGCCAACTAGCATATCTACTATTATTAGGATTTTGGTCAACAATAAGTGCTTGAGAACTAGATACAACTTCACAAGCTAAAACAGTGTCGGTAATAGGGTTGCCCTTTTCAGACCAACAACGAAGAGTTATATTCCAATTACCTAATACTTCTCCTTCAGTTGGAATAGCATAACTAAATACTTGTTGTTTGCCACGTTGAACATATTGGTTATCATTATAGTCTCCTTCATCAAAGTAACCTATATCTTTAACAATATCATTATGTTCTATTCTAACAGCATAATAGATAAGACTTACTCCTGCAAGATACGGAGTGAATGCAAATGATATATTACCGCTTTGAGAGAACTTAGTTCTTTCAATTCCTGAATCTACTTCTGCCTTACTAGTAATACCTTCTACAAGTACTACTAGGTTTACACCGTCTTCTACTACTACACGATTTGTTACCTTATCTGATTGAACAGTTTGTCCATTCATTGAAGTAAACGCTTGTGCCTGTATAGTATAAGAACTACCGGCAATAATACTTCCTAAATCCCATAAGTTAACATTAACTTGTCTAGGAGCAGTAGAAGTAGTTTTACCTAATTCAATAGTTTTACTAGCACCATTAGTTACATTAGTAACTACAAGATTAACATCTGAACCGATAATCTTACTAGTAATACTATAAGTAAAAAAGTAATCAATACCAACAGTTGCAGTATTTCCTGATACAGAACTAGCGAGTTTAATACTTGCTTCTACTATATTTAATAGATATGATTCAGCAAAGAATCCGTCTGTATCACTAGCTGTAATTACAACAGAGTGATTACTATTAGAAGAGAATCTATCTAACTGCGGAATATTAAGAGTTCCAGGAGTATTAGTCCATGCTTCTTTACCTTCGATAATATTATTACCATCAAGAGTAACAGTAATAAAATATCGTTTATTATTCTTAGAAGAAGTAATAAGATATTCCAGTTTAATATTAGTAGTTACAGTAGAATAAAGATAATTAATATTACCTTCTTTTACTATATTACCATTAGTAAGTGTTATTTTATCTCTGGTAGCTCCTCCGTCACCGCCACTTCCACCGCCACCATGTTCGGCAAGCCAAGCAATGTAACCACCATGTTTCTTCAATGCTTCATCGTGGCGAACAAGAACATCATTAAGACTCTCCGTAGTCTTACCTTCTTCTGCAAGTTCAGGGTCAATAAGACGAGGGTCATCAACTACAATTCCAGTAGTTTTACCTGAAGACGATATATCCCAATTTCTAGTATCAGGATTATATCTTTTAATATTATCTGCCATAATTATCCAATATTATAATTTGGAAATTTAATATTTATAATATCATTACCATTATTAGTTTCACCATTACCACCAACAACACTGTAATTAGGATTAAGACCTTCTATGTTAACATTGTATTTACCTGAATTATTAAATACATTAGATAATTTCCTAACAGTAACTTGTAAATTAGGGTAATAATGTAAATCATCTACCTTACCTGGCTTTAAGAAATACTTAATATAGAAAGGATAACGTTGACCTGCATTAACTTTAGCCGTAACATCATCTCTACTATTAATAGTAATACTAGCAGGAAAGAAATATCTTAACCACGGAATATTAGGACTAGGAAGTTCTTTATTACTAGTATGTTTATATCCACTAGCCTGACACATAAGATATACAGGAGCAGTTATTTCTTCTACTAATTGAAATGTACACAAGTGTTTCAACATATCAAAGTTAGTATTATTTTCCCAAGATTTAGGAAAAGATTGCCCTTTTAACGCACTTTCGGCAGTTTCCGTATATAATTCATCAGAATTAAAATCCTTCTTTAAAACGTCCGCAGTGACCTGTATGATAGGCTTCATAGAGCTGTTTTCGTTCTCTAAAATGGGATAACTGCAACTGTACGTATGTTTGTGTCCGCCAAGACATAAACGGTAATTATGGCTCTGTAAGAACTTTGAGAACCAATAGGCATTAGCTTTAGTGGTATTAAAGTTCAAACGACTACCACTGCGTTCTACGCTAGTATCTTCTTTACCGTCCCAATAGAATGAATTAATAAGATTTTGAGTAATAATAGTAAAAGGCATTTCATGACAATAAGCTATCTTAGCTTTAGCATTAACAGCTTTTGTATCATCTTTTTCACACCATTGTCTTATTAAGTCATACATTACTCCGGTAGTAGAAAGTCCATAAACACTTCGTTCAGTATTAGAACTTATCTCACTATTAACACATAAGAAATGGGTATGACCAACATCGAATGAATATAATGATTCGACGAATATTTCTTTTCCTTCAACAGTAAATACAGGAGGATTATCTTCATCCATTTCATAACAATAGAAGAAACGAATATTAGTAGCATTGATTTTAGAATCATCTCCACCGTCACCAAGAACATAGACATTAGCAGGAGTAAGGTCATTGTTACCAACAGTAACCATTTCTGCAATATCATATAAAGACGCTCTACCAGCTTCGTAATCTAACCATTCATTAATACGATTACCATTCTGTGTCATATCACCAGTATTAATCATAAAGTAGCACACAGATATGTTACTAGTTTCATATCTATTAAAGTCCTTCTTTATTTGGTCGGCAGCTATTCTCCATACATTATATTCATCCCAATTAAAGCCTTGTTGGTCGGAAGTCTGAACAAAGTTAAGAACATAATTCACCATATTTTCACTCATAACTACAAACCTACGAACATCACTCTTATAAGTTTCATCTCTACCTACGTAATATTCATAATAGACATTCTTGTCTCTTGTATGAGTATCATACTGTTCTCCTAGATGAGTAAGTATTACCTTATGAGTAGTAAACGGAGTACCGTCAGTAGTTATGGCTCTAATACGATTATAGTATTTACGAACACCAGTTTCATTCTTAAACGATTCTACTTTTGTCCAATTAGTGTAACTATTATCACTACGGTATGCACGATACCATAAGTATTCATCATAATAACCTACGGAAACCCAATTAAAACATCTACTAGCATCATCATTAGGTTCGTTACTTTCATTAATAGTATAACAAGCCTTACGTCCTAAAGTCATAGTAACTTTATTAGGTTTAGTATTATCTAATAAAGTCTTATTAAAGAATATATTCTTATTTTCAAAACTAGCTCTAGGAGTATAAGATTCTACCCTAGGAATAACATCGGCTTCTAGGTTAACAAAGTACATATCATTAGCGTTATTTCTAGCACTAAGAGCTTTAGTAGCTTGCTTAACATTATCCATAGTATAATACTTAGTAAACAAATACTTACTACTAAGATAACCATAAGCAGTATTTTCAGCAGCATCAACTTTATCAGCATCACCAGCATTAGGTGTTTGTAGTCCAACCAAATCAATATAACCTTTAGATACCCTTATGGGGGAAGTCGCGTTATTATAAGGATTTGCAACTGAACTAGGTTCTGTTCCCCAAGTCAAGAAGAACTTAGCTTTCTTATTATCAAACTTAATAGGATTACCGTCACTAGCAATCCATTCCATATCATAGTTCTCAACTTTAATACGAGTGGTATTAATATTCATTACGGAACATTGAGCACCTCTAATTAAAAATGTCGAACCAGCTTTGATATTCCCCCATAAAGGGAGAGTCTCCCAATCTCCTCCTTCTGTACCATACTGTAATGATAGTCCATTAAGAGACACATCTTTACCCGTAAGATTACTAAGTTCAACGAAGTTATGAGAGCATGGATTATAACTATATTCGTTACTAGTAATACCACCACAATACAAAGAGTTAATATATAACTTTTGTAGATATAGAGTAGTTACATATACCCAACCAGTTCCGGGTTCTTCTTGTCCACCAGTAGGTTCTGCTTGTGGTGTATCTAACTCTTTCTTATATACTACTAGCTGTCCGTTATTATTAACCTTAACACGATATACTTGTCCATTAGGAGCAACGAAGCCAATAGTATCTAATTTATCTAATGCTTCATAATCAATACTGCTGCCACCGCCTGAACTAGTACCAGTAAGATTAACAGGTTCTCCATTAATCTTAGTATATAGACGTTTTACATCAGTAGCAATTAGAAGTTCGTAATCTACGAAATTATTAAAGTTATCTTGGATTTCTTTAAGAGTACCATAATGCCCACGAACCGCTTTAGTATTTGGTTCATATTCATCTGTTTCAGGTTCAAGACTTTCACCAACAGCAGCAACTCTAATTGCTAATTGTCCAGTATTAGGGTCAATAGGAGTATATTCTTTTAATATAGACTTAGTAAAAGTATTACTAACATGACCGGGATTTATAATTAAATCTCTCTGATGGACAATAGTATCAAGATACTTTTGTATCACTTGAATAGATTGAATTATAGGAGCTAGCTTTTCATCTTCTTCAAGAGCTGCTCCTAATCCAGAAGTATCTACCCAAAGAGCATTTGTATTAGCAGGAGGATTGTCTTGTATATAAACAGTTTGAACTGGTTTATCTCCACCACCTTGTTGCTTAACTACAAGATTCTCGTTTTCAATACCTCCATTAAACCAATACTCGTTAATAATATTATTTTGTTTAATACCTACTGTAAGACCTACTGAACGTAATTCAGGAGGCAATTCTTTCAGAGCTTCTGCAATACTATTATAAGGTCCATACTTAGCATCAACATCAGGTAGAGGATTATAATTATCATCTACACTGTTATTAACAATAGGTTGACCTATACTTATTCCTTTTCTCATATTACTTGTTTTTACAGGTTATACGAATAGCATCATCAAATACAGAAGGAGAATATAAGAAGAATACTTCATAATGTATATCGTCAACAGTACCACCAGGATTATTAGTCTTATAAGCACCGTCTGAACCGTTCCAAAGAGTAGTAACAAGAATAGTACCATATTCAGCTTTAACAAGCGTCATAAGTGTATCAGGTATAAGAAGATAATGAATCTTCTTTTCTTGATGAATAGTAAATGTATTATTCTTATCTCCTGTAATAGTTCTAGGAGTATTACCTTCTAATGCCATAATATCACTAACAGACATATTTTGAAATATCTGCGGTGCAATATCTGTATGTCCATAATACATAACGTTCATTTTAGGAACAGACTTACATTCTACAATAAAGTCATTAGAATAATATGTTTCACCGTCTTCTCCTTCTACACTAGCTCTAAATATATAAACTTGTCCTACTTGAGCGTTAAGCGTCAGCTCATTAAACTTAGCCGGACTATCAATAGATAATCCCGAAGCTATAATATTCTCTCTTTCATTAATAACTTGATATATAGTAAGAGTATCTTTAACTACATATTCTTTATTAGCGATAACAAACGTAGCTTCATTATATTTTATCTGTTGAGCACCAGTAATTGATATAGGAATATTAAGTTCAAATGTCATAAATACAGGCTTCTCATCAGTAGTATATTCAGTACAGTTCAAAGCTAAAGAAGCATTAATGTAATTAATGAGTAAATCTGCCTGTTTCCAATAACCTAATGTATAGGCAGCACAAGCAGATTGAAACATATTCCAACAATTAATGACTTGACGATTGATACCTTTACAAGTAGAAGTACAATCTTTAATCATATCTACTCCTAAGTCACTTAACTTAATAAGCAATCTCTTATAAACACAATTATACTTACTAGGAACATCCAAGTAAGTATACATTCCATTTTCGTTCTTTCTCATTGCATTACTATTAATTCGTTATACATTGCAATTAGATTTTGTTGTTGTTTCTCACTAAGTTTAGATTCTACATTTTGCATGTGACTAAGAATAGTCATAGCATTATATCTACATATATCTTCATTAGTAAGAACGAATCCAATGGTAGAGAGGTGTATAACTTGCACACCTCTATCAACCAATTTGCTATTTACATTATCGAAGTTTATGTCCATTACTTTAATATATTATTCGTTATATAAGTTATATAAGACTGAAACTTCAAGTTTATTTTATTGTTAAAACTAGATATTTTATCTTCTTTACTAAGATTGTTATTAAATACTATCTCTATTATAGACTTCTCCACTGACGGCATCCAATCCTTTTTCATATTATCACTAACCTTAACTCCATTAATCTTGTACAATGACAAGCTAGAGAATACAGTATAAAATTCAGCATTAACTATATTATGGATATTAGCTAGTATATTATCTTTGTTAGTTTGAACGTGGTTGTTAATAACAGTATTAGTAACGAATATTGTTAATCTCATTGCAGAAGCGAACATAGCATCGTCTATTGCAGTCTTACATTTGTCTTTATCTTTATCTATAATATTCTTTGTAATATCTGTGATAAATGTCGAGACTTGTAATAATGATTTAGATACTTCATCAAGAGTATCACTAATAGAACTAACAAACTTTTCGCTTTCAGTCTTCTTCTTATTATCCAACCATTTATATAATAGTAGGAAAATAGAAATTGTTATCAGGGAACTTAATCCTTGATTAAGAGCAGATTCGATAATTTCCTTCATCCCTATCTATGATTAAAGGGATTACTACTAATATTAAATACTAATAGCAACCCCTTTATTTAAACTATTACGAGTTATTCTT